TCATTTGATGTAGTAACAAGCATATCTGCAATAACTACCATAACGATTTCTACCTTCAACCATTTCAGTTTTAATCTGTATACCAGCTTTACGCATATCGAATATTCTAGCTGATAGCCTCGTACATCCAAACTTTTCAAATGCTTCTATACTGGTCAAAGAATTGCCATCTAACAAATAGTCTTTAATACTGCTCGTTTGTGTTTGTTTCATACTGTTCCTCCAATTTTAAAAACCTAAGAAACTCTTGTTCTGAAATAATATAATAATTCTGAACATTACGAATATCACCAAAATTGAAAGCTAAAGCAGAATGTTCTTTTCGCATTGCAAATGCTTCTTCTTCATTCTTTTCTAACCATTCTCTCTTAATACTCATTGATTGACTAGGGGATGTCTTAGTTTTGCACTCAATAAGCCAATTATCATTAGAACAATCCCCTTTGCTAAACATTGTCGCACCGCTATTGGCGACTTGCTTGCCACCAATAACTTTTGCAACGTGTTTTTCCTGTTTGCTTGAAAAATATCTTGTTGCTGTTTTACTTTTCACACTGCTTATCCTCTTTAATATACTTAATATAATCGTTAATAACTGTACCATTTGGGATTTCTTCGTATTTACGATTGAGTGCTATTGTCCAGCCATGTTCAATATTACCATTTGATTTACAAAGTGCTGCAATACCTTGCACAATAGGGTGTTTAACTAGACCAGACCAGCGTATAACGTGCTCTCCAACATATTTCATATCTGGGCTATACAATGATACAGTATCGCCTATTCGTAAACGATTGCCAGCGATATCTATAAAATTTGTAGGTGTTCCCAAAATGTTTTTTTCAGGTCTATCTGAAGTAGCAAACTTAATGCTAGACAAATGTGGTACAAATGATGGATTAACTTGTGTAGCTAATCCATCATACAACTTAGCCAATGCAATTTCACTTCTCACAGTAACATCACTAGCATCTAAATGAAACTTGGCTACTCCTTTTTCACCTGTTTTAGTATCTATAGCAATAGTATACTGATTATTATTTACCACTATATTATAAATAATAATCTCAGGATATGTATCGACCTCAACACGATATAGATTATTATATCGGTATAAAAAGTAACCTAAAATTGCACTCGTAGTCCAAGTCTCATGCATAATCAAGGGAGTAACCTGCACCCAACCCTCAGGTAGTACGTTTGACACAATACCGGTATCCATAGTATCACTAACACTCTTACTTCTAACTATATCGCCTACTTTAAATTTATACATATTATTACCTCCTTAACGAAAATCTGGTGCACAATTACAATCAACAGCATTCTGTTTTATTAAATTACTGGCTATAACATCATCAAACCATCTACCTCTAGTTGCAAGCTTAAAAGTAATATCTTTCATACCGGGTAAGAATACAATCAATGTATCAGGCTGATATGCGTTATCACCAGTGTATTCAAAAAAGCTGTTCATTGTAGCACCCGTTACATAATACAGAATAACTTCATTATTTGAATATCCAAACTTTTTAAGTATTTCTTCAAATTCTGAAAAATGTGCTTTTGCTTCTGGTGAATGTATATCTAGTCCAACATAAGTTAAAACACTTTCACTTAAAAACTTATCAAAATACTCTTTTAATCTACCATCTGGAACTTTTACAGTTGTTACCATACTACCTCCTTGATATTTATTTTTATACTTATTATTACATTATTTATTATAGTATAATCTTTACATAATGTCAAAGGTTATTTACTTAAAATAATGCACCTTTCTTAGTAGGTAAACTCTCCGCAACTATTTTCTCTGGTTTAGTTTCCCTTGGAGTTTTCTTACATTGTGAAATTACAAAAATTGCTTTCCTAATAACCCAATCTTCACATAATGGTAATGTTTTATTATGATTTACCCAATCTTTAAAGATATCTGCATACTGCACACTACTTGCTATATCTGGATACTTAGTTTGTAAATCTTTAAGTTCATCAGACATTTTGTCATAGACTTCATCTGTACACACCCTAGCATTTTCTATATGAAAAATATAATTGTGAATTAACAAAAACTGTCTACACTTTAATATCTTATCACCTATTTCTGTATCGGTCATATTAAACTTCTCCTTTACTAATTAATACTATCAACATCTATTAATCTCCTTCTATCACTTCCATTTCTGTTATGGCTGACTTAATCACCCAACCACTCCAAGTTATATTACTTAATACTTCTCGTTTATAAGTATCAACTGCTTCCTTTAGTTCAGCATCTGAATTAAATGGATTTACATAATTATGTCTGCCGCACTCAGGTCCCATTCCAAAATACTTACTAACAGGATTAGTAATTACTTTTCCGCAATTCATACATCTGTCTACAGTAGTAAATGATGTATCGGCTCTCAAGTGCATATAATACATACCAGGAGTTTCTTTTTCGATTGTTCCTATCATAGTCATAAGTGGCATTGGTACATCATCATTCCACCTTGCCATAAAATCAAAACTTGGTGTAGATTTTTTTGTCATATACTTACGAACTGTAACACGAAACTCTTTATCAGAGGCTTGTGCATCTTCGTCAGCTCTGAGTGTTTCTTTTGGTATTAAAGTAACACTCATATCATTAGTAAACACAAGCTCTCTTGGTATATCTGAACTGCTATTATATTGTGTATCATCAATAATAACAGTTCCTTTCCAATTAATTATTTTAAGTATTTCTTCAACTAACATTATAAAAGCATACACCTCACTTTACATACACATTTATATGTGAATTATCGTCTAAAATAACGTCATACCACAATTTATGTATATCTAATCCTGAATATCCCAGATGTTCAATTCGATATACATTAGGATTTAATTCTAAGCTATTAAGCTCATCTAAAGATATTGTTGTATTATCAAGTAACTTAATATCAGCTAAATTTAAAGTATCCATAATAATTATGCCTCCTCAACCAAACTCGTTATCTTACCATCTTCACAAATTACGGATAAATTAGTTTCTTTGCATAATTCTTCTAATTCAGGTATTGTTAATTCATTTACTTCTTTCATCATAATTAATTCTCCTTTTCAATATTTATATGTGTTATTTGATTACAATAATATTATAGTATAATATTTTTGATGTGTCAAAGGTTTTTAAATTAAAAAAGTGGCATATATTTCAATGCCACTACATAATTATATTCCCATAACTGAATTTACTTGTTCTCTAAGTTCTTCAAGCATAATTTCATCATTTCTGATATATTCAGCTAAATTAGCTTGACCTTGTATTTTAATCTCTTTACCCGTTTCATCACAAACAACTTCTCCTGTAGCGATATCTACAAAGTTAAACCAGCCACCAGACTTATGAATAATGTCATACTTCATAGCTACTTCAATTAAATCTGATACTTCATCTACACCATAATCATACATTAAGGTATAAAATCCGGTTCGTCTATCTGGTTTATCAACTTTATTCTTAACGATTGAAACCATAACACGATTACCTTTAGGCTCGTCACAACTGCGATTAAGTTTATTTCCGGCTTCATCTAAGAAATCGCCGTGTGCAAACATTATTCTATATGAACAATTATGCTTCCAAGCTTTACCGCCTGTTGTAGTTTTACCACCATACATACTGGTCATATCATCTCTCATCTGGTTAATACCGATTAACAGACAATCATACTTAGTACATAATAATTCAGCTTTCTTACTAAACAAAGTTAATGCCATTGCAATACCGCCATATGTTTTTTCTGTCATATCTTTCTCATATGCTTGTTTTGATAACATTACGCCTAAACTATCTATTACACACAAACCAACTTCATCTGTTTCTATCATATCAAGTAACATCTGAAATATATCTTCTGCAGACTGGGATTGTGGCTTGAGTATATACATATTATCAATATCTACACCTAACTGCTTTGCCCAGTCTTCGTCAAGTGTATTCTCACAATCAGCATAGACTACTTTCTTAGGACCTCTGCTTTCCAGATACTTTTTCTTTTTTTCGTCTTTTTCGTTAGACAAGAATTCTTCAAATTCATCATTAAATATCTGCTGTGCATTTTTACATACATCTAATGCTGTTGTAGTTTTACCGCCGTGCTCTTCACCTGCAAACTCAATTAGTCTACCTCTTGCAAGACCACCATACGTCATATAGTTAAGTCGAGGACTTGTAAATGGTATCTTTTTTGCTATAGTTCTTCTAATACCTCTAGCTGCAATATCTTCTTTCCATTCTTTATTTATGTTTGCACATATTTCATCTAGCTTACTCATTATTTTTTCCTCCCAAAATATAATGCCAGTACAATTAAACTAACTGCACAAGCTAATAATGTGCAAATAACACCTAACCAAAATGGGTCTACATACATATTAGTTACCTCCTATTCGTGTCAATTCTTGTTCACTCATTCGTCTTGATATTATCTTTTTTACACTTGATAATATTTCCTGTGCCGCTGATACTTTAGCTTTAACGATACTATATGCACGCTTGTAGCATACACTCGTTAGATATTCTTGCTGGCTCGCAAGTTCAGCTAAACTATCTTTATCTGCAACTGTTCCTTTATCAATACTATCTCTTGCAGAATGATACATTTCCTTATACACAGCTTTTGCAATATCGTCTTTAATACCTAATTGCTCTTGCATACCACTAGCATAATAAATGTATACTGATAAATTCATACAGAAATCATCTAACTCCTGTGCGGTTGCAGGGTGTTCTCCATCTGCTAATATACCTTTAATAAAATCAACATATTTATCTAAATCTTTGCAGTATGGTTCTATAATGCCATTTACGATTTCTTCAATTTGAGCAGAGTTTAAATCTACTTTATTACAAATATTTTCAATTTCCTCTGTTTTTGCATTATCGTATATATTCATAAATGCCTCCTTGCATACTCTGCCATAAGCAGAGCCTCCGCCATTCCATCGTGGTCTTTCTTACACTTTTCAGTTGCTTTTAGATTAACACCAGGAAATAATCTCTTAGCTACTTCAATAGATGTATTCTTATCACTTGTTACACTAAACTCTTTTTTCCATTTCTGAGGTGGTACTAATTCAAATGGTATTTCATATGCTTTAAGTACACCCTGAATAAAACCGAAGTTCTGTCCAAAGTTAAACATTGATACTACACCTTGTCCTGGCATTGCATTTACTTTTTCAAGTACACATTTAATTTCTTCATCTCGGTGTACTGCTATGGAAGAACCTTTTGTGCATACGTCAATGACATCTATCAAATCATCATCTGAATATTTATATACCGTTATATTAACAGGTTTAGGAAACTTATCATTTATCACGGCAATACCACCATTTTTTCCTGGGTCAATTCCTATATATATCATTTTACTATTACCTCCAATTTTGCTCTATATTTTACTCCTTTTGCATATGGAGCATCTTCTCGTTCAATTATTAAATCTTTTTTAAATGATTCCACTAATTCTAGAGCTAGATTTCCTCTAATAGCATTTTCGGGAACTATATGTTCATATTTGGAATCCACAAAAACTTCTGCTTGATAAGTATTTGTCTTACGAGGAATTTGTATACACTTTAATGCTGAATTTCTTAACCTTTCCTGCATAAGTTCATTATGCAATTCTTCAATCTTTCTGTCTTTTTTAGTCTTTATTCCAAATATCATTTAAGTATCACCTACTTTCTTATAATATCCTTCTGCTAATTCAGCATAGTGTTTACATATGTAAATATGTTCTCCCATAGTTAAATTACATATATCACGAACTTCTGGGGATATCATATTGATTGAACCAGTCTGCTGTAATTTCATATATGCTTCAATCTTTTTCCATGACGGTTTTTTAGGTTTTGTTCCGCTCATACCTAACTCCTTTTACATAACTCTGCATAATTACAATATGAACAAGCTTTTCTTGATATATCTTCTGGTTTTGGTGGGCATATCATACGATTAACATACCCATCACATTCTGTAATCTTACCAACTAAGTCTTGTTTCATCTTATCTGTAACGTGTAACATAAAAGTTTTCTTTGCACAATTATCTCTACACTCATATAGAAATAATACATTATCAAGACCAAGGTTTAATGAATATGCTGTTCCCTGTAATATGTGGTCGGGATTAACATCTTTTCTATCCCAGAATTTATTTGATGTTTCAGTCTTAATCTCTAAGATATAATACTTACCCTTATATCTAATAATTCCATCACACAAGAAACTAATATTCAGCTTTTTATTAAACAACTTTGTTTCGTTTCCATTTTGAGATACAACTTCCAAATCAACTAAATTATGAGATTTAACATATTCGCCAACATTGACATACTCACAATCAATGCCGTTATCTTTCATAGCCATACAAGCTCTCTGTATTCTATCGTGCCGGTCTGTACCACTTTCACATATACCTACAAGTTCGCTTGTTGCTCTATCGCCTTCGACTTCTGCTCCTGTAATCTGAAAATACATATTTCTAATACAATGAAGTGAACTAGGCTTATAACTTTTGCTAGGTTTTCTCTTTTCTTTATTATCGCTCAATTCAATAGATGCTTTTAAGTCAGAAAGGAACTGCTGTTCTACCGGCAGTTCCTCCTTTGCAGCATCAACCATATTAAGCACATTAATCAATGCTCTACTTCTTGCCATATTAAAATAGTCCCTTCATGTATAATTCAAGATTTACATGAGCTTTAGTTGCTGCTCTAGCTATTAAATCCAAAATAAGGTCAGGTTCATCTGGAAACTTATCAAACATAGCTGCAGTTAATACTCCGTATTCAATAAATATATTTCCTTTAGTACCTTCCATTTCAACCCTACATTTTTTATCATCGTTACTTGATTTAATCATACTTAACCCTCCTTAACTCTATCATCTTCAATAAGTGCAATAATCTGAGTAATATTCTTATTAACCAACTTAATGGCTATGTTAGAGCCATAATACACTTCTAACTCATCCACATCTTGAGTTGCAATCTGACTCTTAAGCATTTCAATGTCAATGCAACAAGTAAAGTCTTTAAAGTCAGTACTTGAAATATATGGTACTAATTCTGCACCACTTGACTTTTTACTGCTGAACATAATGCCGTCCCTAGTAAATGTTAAATATATACCTTTCTTATCGTAAGGACTAACAAATAATGAGAGTCGCTCTAATAAGTTAAGTACTGCTGACTTTGATACCTTACAACTTGAAACAAATTCCTGAGTAACTAACTTATCAATAGCAGTAATAGGGAAAGTTTCAACACCATCCGTAATCGGTGCATATACCTGCTCTAATGCAGATTCAAATATAATAGCATCATCTGTTGTTAATACTGAAATATCTTCTGATGAAAGTACACCTAATAATTCCATAAGTGATGATGTTATTAATCTTGGCGTATCAAATACATTTACATTAGTGCTACACACTTTGTATCGGTCAGATGTAACAACTTTATCTCCACAATAGTAACAAGTTAATACAGGCAATTCCATATTAACTGCAAGTGACGCTTTATTAGCTGCAAGTATAGTTTTTACAGTTGACAGCTTAATCTTACCTGCTTCTGTAAATTCACTAGGCATCTTATCCGGAAACTTAATTACATCACCATTTTCATCTAATGGTAATTCCATTGTATAAGTACCATTACCTTTAACTTTAAGAATTGCATTATCCAGCATTAATGTGATTGTATCAGAAGTTGTCTTCTGAACTAACTTTGTAAACAAGTCAGCTAATACACTCACTTCAAAATCTTCGCAATCAACCTTGTCCATTTTATTTACATAGAAGTAATTGATTGCATCTGTGGTAGTGATACGAAGTACATTATTATGTACCTTAATATTCATAAGGCTTGTTATTGGAATAAGTTTGTTGTTACTTACACACTTAATCGCCTTTCCTACCATTTCTTGCAATTCATTTGTTTTAATTGTTAATTCCATTTTGTCCTCCTTAACTAAAAATGTTGTAGTTATCGTACACTATATAATACGATAACTACAACAGAAATGTAAACTTTATTCGCAGATTATTTTTATAAAAGTTTCCCAAAACAAATCTACTTCATCTGCTTTTATTGATGTAACAATCCGACAATTAGGGTCTTTATGATAAATATTACCAGCGTCTACAATCATTTGACCTCTTGTTATATCCATATTATCGCAGACCAGAGCATAATAAGATTTTGTGTGTAAATACCTGTCTGCAACAAATATTGCTAAGGGGTCGTTAATAACACAACCATATATACCTTCTTGCTGAAAATGGAAGTGCATATAAAATGCAGTTATCTTCCGAATAAAATTTCCCACTTCAAAATTCTTATCTTCTATATCTTTCACTTTTTCAGGAGTTAATATTATCTTTCTAGTTACATCTAATGGTACTAATGTCATCTTATTTGATGGAACAACTTCAAAGAATTTCTTAGCACTATAAGGGTCGCACCAAAAATTATATTCTGATACTGGAGTACAATTACCATAAGTTTTAAATGCACCTCCCATAACAATTATATCTTCATAATTATTAAACATAGCCGGGTTTTTAGTATAAGCACACCACAAATTAGTTAAAGGTCCTAATGCAATTAATATATCTGCATGTATTATAGATAAAAAGTCGCAAGCAGTTGTTCCTTTTAAACTATCAAGATTTACGCTTCCATAATCATAGTTACCTAATCCATTATACCCATGAGTGTCTTCAGCATTTACATATACTTCAGACATACCTCCCCAATAAATTGGAATATCTTTTCGGTCTAACAGATTCAGTATATACTGAGCATTTTTAACTCCCTTGTCTGAACATACATTTCCAGACACGATAGTAATTGCCTTTACATTCCAATCTGGATTTTTTATCGCATAAATTAATGCTAAAGCATCATCTATTCCTGGGTCACAATCAATAATCACATCTAACTTGTTATCCATATTATCCTCCTTAAATTAAAAGTGACACCCAAATATTTTTGAGTGCCACAAATTTTTAGTTAAAATGTTTTAAATCTTCAGGCAAGTGCTTATATGCAGTATGTACTAAAAATACCGCTAACAGCTTATCAAAATAATCTGTAACAATCTGAATTAAAAATGAACTAGCAAATAGACTTAATATACTATGTGATAAAGCCGCTATTGAAACTGTCGCCCAGACTGATGAAGTTACACCACTAAACAGTATTGTAGAAATTATTGCTGTTAATGCTGAACCCGGAAGTACAATTAAAAATGTTTTCCAAGTCATTGAGAATATAGTAGTCTTCTTATTATGTAAAAGAAATCCTGCTATAATACCCATTATCATACTTGAAGGTGCGAAGTAAATTGCATACACATCACCTAAGGCACCACTGATTAAACCGCCTACAAGTGCTGCTCCGGCACCACCTACAGGACCTAGTATCGTGGCGGCTAACATTGTACCAATACTATCTAAGAAAAGTGGTATGCTGAAAAATAATGCAAGTTTACTTCCAGCAATGTTGATGGCTACTGCCAATGCAATTAAGATAAGTTTTTTTGTGTTCTTCATTTTTTAATCTCCTTTTCGTTTTTATTATTTATATAATAGGGAAAATGAAATAAGCCCCATATATACTAAAATAATGCTTTAGCGTGTGCAAATGACTTTACACCTTTATACTGGTAATTCTTTGCCCAGTTCTGAACATACTTAGCACTTGCTAATGCTCTTGCACTGTGACTAACTGATAACTCTTCAATGTTAGTACCAATGCTTTCAAAATAATCATCTAGCTTTTTCTTAATTTTCGAAGACTGTTCCCAGTAAGTCTGTGTTGCTGTTGGGTGTGAAATATTTTCTTTGCTTACACCTAACTTAATACCCACACCATTAATATCTCCGGTTATACAATTAGGCATCCATACTTGACCATACGCTGAAACAAGTACCCAAGTTGTACTATCTGCACTTGTATATGGTAATCGCTCTAACATTTCTAATGATGTTGCCCCAAATGCATGTGTTTTCACATTAGGATTAGAACTGTTTTGAATAACTTCAAAACACTTTGAAGAAAATTCATACTTAGCTTGTAATGATACATCACCTCTTGGAGATAATCCTATGTATGGTATATGACTACCATCTGAAAATGTATAATCACATAAATTCTGTAACCACTTATAATCTTCTCCTTGATGAAATACCGGAACTAATTTTGATGGGTCTTTTGATTTTTCCCTCATATACAAATAGTTTTCCCAACTAAGTGCTGGTGCTTCAAGCCAATCCTTTGCAGTTTTTGGCATTCTATATACACCTGGAATTTTATCAACTTGAACATATAATGTAAACTTATCAATATTATCATTAACAAATCCAATATATTCTTCTAAGTCAAGTTTGATACCTTTTGTATGTGCTGAATGTGCTCCACTATCAATTAATAACTTTCCGTTAGTTGGTGCTTCTAATCTATTGATTATGCAACCTCTGTTATTAATTTGACTATAAAGTAAGGGCCAGTCATTTTCCCAAGCTTGTGGTAGTATTGATTTATCATCAAAACTGGCTAAATACAAATCAAACATACATAACTCCTTTCATTTATTATATTAATATTATATTACAATCTTTTAAATATGTCAACTAAAATAATGGGTTATTTTTTGGTTTTTCTTTTGGTGTTGTATGTTCATCATACTCTATTGATTGTTCTCGAGGAACATATAATACAGGTAATGTTTTATTATATGCTTTATTAAAGTCTGCCCAATTAACATTACCATTTAATTTCTTAGCTATACCATAAGGGCTAAATCTTTCGCACACTTTATCTAAACATTTGAATAAAGTTTCATTCCTAGCATCTTTATCATCTTCCCAAATTGTACTCTGATTAAATGCAAGCGACTTTCTTATCCAAGTATTCAGTTTATACCAAGTAAAACCTGACAATACCCAATTCAATAAGAATTCTACATCTTCAAGTCCTTCTCGTTTATCAGCTAATATACTGTCATAATATATTGCCTTGCCATAATACTTTTTGATGTTTCTCATAACAGAAGTAGCTGACCCACAATTAAGTTCTCTAGGTGTAAATTTATAGTGAGTTAGATTAGCTTTATCTTCAAAGTTATTTTTCTTATATGCTGTGTATTCAGGTTCAATTGCTGATATAGCATCAATTCCATAGAACTTGTGTGTGTTAGACAATTCTTTGAAAAAATTTTCATAATTATAATATGGATAAGCTACTGTATCATCATCACATATAAATAACCAATCTTTATCTGAACTATAGAAATCTAATAATATTTGATTTCTTGCTCTACCTGCCCCGATACCTTCACTATACTTTACATACTCAATTAGAGGGTCATCTAAATAATCGCTCTCGTTATAATTTTGTGCAATTACAACGATTTTTTCATTAGTGAATAATTTATGCAACCACTCAATTTGAGTACGAGAGGCTTGAAGCCTCTTCGTTCTCTTGGTGTCATCTGGTAAATAACTAATCACACCAATATATATATTATTCATTATAAGTCCTCCATTTTAATAGGTTCACCATACCATCTTTCTGTTATTTCAACATCCGTAGATATTGGTATATTCATATCACGAGCTGCATCTGACATACATTTACTAAACAATTCAGCACACTCTTTTGCATTTTCCCTAGGACACTCTGCGATAAATTCATCATGTACAGGAACTAAGAGTTTAAAACCAAGCTCTCTAAGTCTTTGGTTGTTATATATCTCTATTGCGGCTAATTTTGTTAAATCGGCTGCTGAACCTTGAATACGGCTATTAACACATTGTCTTGTAGCATCTGCAATTTTACCGCCATTATCAATTATTATAACACCTTCAGCTTCAGCTTCAGCATATATCGGTTTTTTCTTAAATGGATTTCTATGCAGTTTTGATATATATTTTCTCTTTATATCATCCGGTACTTCTGTTTCAGTTACCTCAACATCAAATGCTAATGGGTCTACATCACCAAAACCATCTTTCCACTTAAACTCAAACTCTGGTAACTGCATATCAGGAAGTCTTCTTTTTCTTCCCCAGAATGTTGTAACAAACCCATACTGTTCTGCCATATACTTTGTATCATCTTCAAACTGTTTAATTGCCGGAAATCCTTTGAATATTCTATCTTGGATTTCCTGTGCTTTTCGTTTTGTGGTGTGTAACTGCTCTGCTACTGAATTAAGTCCCCTTCCATACAAAATCCCGAGCAATATAGTTTTAGCTTGTGAACGCCTTTCCTTACCCTCTTTGTTAGTGGTACCATCTGGTCTGAACTCAAGACATTCTTCATATGGTTTATTGAAAGCTAAGCTAGCAATACTTGCGTATAAATCTTTACCATTTTGATATGCTTCTATCATCATTGAGTCTTGACACATAACTGTCATAACCTTTGGTTCTTGCTGACTATAATCGCTTGACATTAATACATTGCCAGGGCTTGCAACAAACATCTGCCTTATATCGTGATTTTTAGATGGTATATTTTGCATATTCGGATTATCACTACTCATTCTTCCAGTTTTAGCTCCGTATTGGTTGTAATTACAATGAATTCTTCCAGTTTTAGGATTTATGCACTCTGGTAGCTTATCAACATAAGTTGTTAATAATTTCGCTGTAGCTCTATAATCAAGAATTGCTTTACATAATGGGTTATCAATTTTTTCTAATATATCTGAACCTGTACCTCTCGGTTTTGATGTATCTGGAGGCTCAATTTTTAATATATCATAAAACAATATTGCTAATTGAGTTGGACTGCTAATACTGATAGGGTCATCTAACTTATTATTTGGATGCTTGTATATATATGTATCAATTTCAACTTTATACATATCTAACACCCTATAAAATTCTGATAAATTATCTTCAAGTTGCTTATGATATTTTTCAGATAGTGTATTGGCTAAATCAGTATCAAATGCAATTCCAGTATCTTCCATATCGGCTAATACTTCAATACAAGGCATTTCAATATTCCAAAATACATTTGATACCTTTTCAAGACCATATTCTTTACATATAGGATTATCTGGAGTTAAATATGGTAACTGCCAATCTACTAATTCATCAGTATCTACAGCATCTCTAGCTGCATACATATAACCAATTTTAATTGGCACTAAATCAAAAGTAATTTCATTAAAAAATCTTCCAAATGCAAACTCATCTTCTTTACCATTCAACACGTATTTAGAATGTAAAGTTTTAAGTCCGTGAGGTTCGTTTTCATTCAGTAACATAGCCGCTAAATGAGCGTCATACCAACAAGGTATATAAATACCTAATTGATTTTTTACAACCCTAGTATCAAACTTTGCATTGTATTCTTTAAAACGCACACCAGCATCAACTAATCTTTGTAACTGCTCTTTGATAAGTTTAGGGTCTAACTGACCTTCAACTTCAATACCCGTTACATATGATTTATGATGTATTGGAATGTATAAACCTTTTTGACCTTTGCTATATAAACTCATACCAACTATCTTATCTGAAATAGGGTTAAGTCCTGTTGTTTCAGTATCCATTGCTACATAACCAGTCTGTATCGTATTGTATATATAATCCTTAAATAGCTCCTCGTCTTTTGCCATAAAATATGTATAATCATCACGATACTTACCCAACTTATTTTCAACTAAAGCATTGATAGATGATATTTTTTCTAATAATCCACCACCCTTAACAACAATAGAAGCAGACTTCTTGTTGGTGATACTATTAACAACAATCTTGTCTGCTCCTTTATTGTTTCGAGATGTTGGCAAATCAAATAAACCTGCCATATTAACTCTCCTTTTATTCGGTTATAACCTCGTCATATTCCCACGCTTTATTTTTTGACGAATATCCCAATACTGCTCATCTGCGGTAAACCAGTCTTACATCCTCTAGGGTGACAGGATATCTTTAAGTTATATTAAAATGCTCTTCTACCTGGTGTAGGCTGACTTGGGGTTCTTCTACCTGTTGGTCTGTCGAGATTCTCTCTCGCATTTGACCTTGCCGTTGAAGCATCCTGCCCATCATCTGGAAATTCACCAGTATCTAAGAAAATGTTCATTTCATCAGCTGTCTTATCAAGTATAATTGTACCTAATGGCTCTGAACACTCATAGTCATCTAAATTAACTGGAGAATTTTCAAGTGGGTAAAACTCATACGTTGTCTGCTTATCGCCTTTCTTACCATTTCTTTCAATTTCAACAATCTCATTACATAATGGATTATATCGTGTTGATAAGCTTGCCATACGCTGAAAATATGTTTTACCTCTTTCCCAAATCTGGCATTCACCAGCATCTTCATTATACAGCTTTAAGAATAACTTTGGTGTTACTTTCATCTGTGCTGCACAGAATGGGCAATTATCAATAGGCTCATTATATGCCCTTAAACAGTTAACATAACGCTGCTTACCATCTGGCATCTCAACCTGATGAACCGCATATCCTTCTACATCTTCAATACCATTATACAAAAATCTTACTTTAGCAGTATCTTTATCATCCTTTAATACAAAGAATGAACCTGCACCTTGTGTGCCGTAATTATCGGCATCTGCAAATGAAAATCTTGCCATAATACTTTTCCTTTCTTGGTCTGTTTGGTCTTTTTTAGCTATGAGATTTTTTATGTGATACACTTGCCCTACATGTTGTATATCACTGCTTAACCTCCCCTATTACCACATTGTTAAGCTTCCGGAGATTGTTTTTTTTCAAGTTAAAAATCAAATCAATAAAAACTCTGTTTTCTCTAGAGTTTAAAGACTGCTGAAAAACGTGTAAAAGATTAGTCTTTGAAAGTTGCGTGTTCGTATATAATATGTAATACATACTTTGTATCACATACACTATATAATACGATAATCTTATATAGTTTGTAAACCATTTAATTTAATTTTTAATGATTTCCTAACTTTGCAAATAGTCATACGAGATACACCTAAATATTTTGCGATATATGTATTGTCATATCCTGCAGAGGCTAACTCACAATACGCACGCTCGTTGTTTGTAAGATTGTTTGGTAATATCATACTTAACAAGTTATATGTATCATTTATGCCAACCTCTACAACAGCCTCTAATGGCTCTGTTATATTGATACGCTTCATACAATTAAATCCTTTTACAATGTCATTAAGCATATTTTTATAACAAGTGCAAAAATAAGATATAAATGATGTATCTTTACTATCATATGTACGCAAACAATAATCTAACTTCTCTAAACAATAACTTTGCATATCGTCAGGGTCTATTGAATAGTACTTAGTTGATATTGAATTAACCAACTTATGTATATTAATATAGCTTGAAGCTAATATATCTGAATTATCACTTTTTTGATATTTGTGAGCTAACTCTTCATAAGTTAGCTCACATAAATCTTTTTTAGCATATGACTTCAACATTAAATATGTGTCATTCATAATGACCTCCTATGCTAATAAAGCTGCTACAGCTCGGTCAAAGTCTTCCTTACTGTATATATCAAACGCATATGGTCTATCCTTATCAACTGTTTTTGATTTACCATAAGTATTTACTCTTGACTTAAATCCTGCCTCTGTAAGTATTTCCCAAGTTTTATCAGCTGCATACACATTGATTAATGTTGGCTTTCTCCATATTGTTGTACCATCTTCAAGTCTTACATATCCCTTGTTAACTTTCTTAATAACAGATGATAATATCTCGGACATATCATCAAACTCTGGTAAAGCATCATTATGCTTTCTACGCCTATTTTCGTATGCCACAACTGATTCTGGCTTCTTAATATACTTCTGCTCCTTTGGTTCAGGGTATGGTTCATTAACTTTATCATAATCAATGCCGAGACTGTCCAGTGGTGACGCTGGTGCTGGTGAAACAGCACCTTCTTCTTTAGTTATTGTACCATCTGAATTAAGCTGTTCTGGCTCTTCATATTTCTTCCACCAACGCTTAAAAGTAGATTCAGTAATTGATACTGACTTACCTGCATCTGAACCTGTTAAATAAATCAACATAACAGTTTTAAACTTTTCGTCTTTAAAATCAAGACTTGCAATAACTTCTGGATGTTTTTTACTCTGATACTTCATAATTTTATTCTCCTTTTTGGTGTTTTTATTATTTATTACATTTAATATTATAATATAATATTAATATTATGTCAAAGACTTTTTATCAAGTATTTTATTACTCCTCACTTTCTTCTGACCAATCTAATCTACAGCCACACTTGCTACAGTAATTTGGCGCATTGTTGTTATTCATTATCCCTATATCGTGACTGACTTTGATTGTGTTTCCACATTCACAATGGAATATAGAAAGAGTATCGCTAAGGTTATGGTTAAATATAGGTTTTTTCGGTATCTGCTTTTCAAGCGCCTGTATTGCTAAATCTCTTGCTTTTACAACTCTTTTAACACTACTCTCTTTAAGCCCTATAGTTGACATATTAAACCTTACTTCTGCTATAGCTTCGTTATAATTTTCTTCCATATTCTCTCCTATTTCGCTTCTGATTGAAGCCATTCAAGATGCTTTCTACAACATTCATCTATTGTTGCAATACATTTTTCTGAACATTGCAAATCACAATTTATACATTCAACAAGATTGCCTATAAACATTGCCAGCTCTTCATCTGACATATTCCTTATCCTGTCGGCATTGGTTATTGTGAATTTAGATGAAGTAATCTCCATCGTCACGTCTGTAATAAGTCCATCGCCATAACCATCTAGCTTTACAGATTCAATACTGCCAGCAAAATTGCCATTTAAAGATAAATTCAATATTCTTGGTTTTCCTGTAGCACCATATCTATTTTCTTTTGTATCAAGAATTTTTATTAAATCATCAACTGTTATCATTTTCTTCACCTCTCAATTCTTTTCTCGATTTATATGGTTTGTATTCACATTTTCCATTTCTTTTCCTGCAATAAACATAATCATCATTATTTTTCATATGACAGTATTGGCAAGTTCTGCATTTTTCAAAGAAGTTTTCATCTTCCATTTACGCCACCTCTCAATTCTTCCAACTTCTTAAATTAAGTCCGCCACACCTAATACAATAAAACTTTTTATATCCTCTGGCATATTCACACAAATAACCACAATGTCCGCAATATTCTTTTCCGTTACTAACTGATATTTTTTTAGGTTCTGACACATTTTTCCTCTCGAACAGCTCTCCGTTTTTGCATTCTATACAATAATCGTTTTTATGCTTGCAAATATTACAATCAATCATTGTTACCTCTCAATTCTTTCAACTTTTCTTCGGCTTCTAATTTTGTGAGGAATAATGTTTTGCCAATTTTGTTTATGTCTGACAGCTTAAATGTACACTTATTTATTGTACACGGCATTTCATTTGGAATCCCTAAGATGTAATAAACATCATCTCCAACTTTACAAGGTAACTTGATAAGTCTGCCTTGTTCCTCTAAGTCCTCGTATTCTTTTAATTTTCGATATACTGCGTCTATTTCTTCACAATCTGGCTCACAAGCTCTTTCCCATAATTCATCATCTATCCATGATGGATTTCTTTCTGTTAATCTTTCCATTACTACTCCTTTCCTATAATCAATTCTGAATATGGTAATGTTTCTATCCATTTACAGAAATCTCTCCATTCATCTAACTTATGATTTTTCCTACTATGATACATATTTGCTAATACTTCATAATTAAACATTACATTTCTTGTCTGATTATATGATGAAGGAAGTAACTGTATCATCTGCCACCAATATTTTTTATCTTTAGTTTCAAGATATTTATCTCTAGCTAAATTTAGATACCTAAGAATCTCTTTTAGTGAACTAACAAAATTTATATCATAGCTAGGCTTAACATTCAATAAATCTAGGTGTTCACAACTGAAATCATCAAGTGTAAACTCTTTTTCTTGAATTTTGTGCATTGTGCTACAGCTATTAGCAACAGTACCAACTTTGTAAGTATCAAATTCTTTCCACCAATATAAAGGTGCTGTAATTCTCACATATACTGGTATCATTCTCATATATTTTCTGTGGTCTGTACCCGCTTGTGATAATTTCTTCATAAGTTTAGCATCATTATTACCTAATGCAAATATCTTATCACAATTAATGTTATAGGTAACATAACTATCACTCTTATCCCAGCTATTCATAGGATTTCTCATACCTTCAATAACAAACTGCATTTGTTCTGGGCTTGGTAAAACTATATGTTCTAATTCAATCATTATTTTCCTCCCTATATTTTAACCATACTTTAATTAATCCACTATCGGCTTCAATTTTCTCAACTTCACTATTTAAGAGAGTTTTAGAAATATAAGATTTAGCATCATATCTCCAATTAAATGTTACAATTCTAGTATTATGAGGGCTCATAATACAAACATCCGCGTATGCGACTATCATTACATCTTCAAGTGTCATTTATTTTTCTCGCTTTCTTATTATTACTTTTTTACTTTTAACTTAGACAATTTTTCGGCTTGTAAAAATTCATCACGAATATTCTCGTAAGGAACTATAAATTCTTTAGTATACATTATATTACCACAAGATAAACATTTTCTTCTTCTTACTACATAATTACCTTCTATATTACGTGTCTCATTAATTTTTAGTTGCCCTTTACATTTTATACATATCATAACACATACTCCTTTAAATTAATGTAAATAAGCTAAAGATGCATCATAACTACGCTTGGTTATTTCAACAACACCAACATAATCTAAATACATTAAATACTTACCATTGTCTGGGTCTCGTCTCATACAAACTATCTTATCAGGATTAACATATATAGTGCCAGATTGTGTACAAGCTTTTGTACGAACTCTAGCTTCATCTATTGCTATTAATTTCATAACATATACTCCTTTAAATTTAAAAATTGCTCTTGCGACATATCATTTATATCTTTTGCCATATTAACATCCCATATGTATTCTGATACTAACTTGTTATTAAGTTGTTTCTTTAATCGTTGCCTTGCTTTTTGTCCAGCACTATCCATATCTGTTGCTAATATAAACTTTCGATTAGGCATATGTCTTAATTGCTTAAACTGTAAATCATTTCCCAAACCATTTAATGCTACTGCATATTTACCATATACCCAACAAGTGATAGCATCTATCATACTTTCACATATAATTACTTCTTCAGGGTATGCAACTACACCATTTGTATGCTTTGATATACAATTTAACTCATATAATCCATATACTGGTTTCTCTGCATTTTGTGGGTAATTAAAAAACTTTGATACAACGCTACGCCTTGCTACAAATACACAATTTCCATATTCATCTCGTACTGGAAATGTTATACAATTAGTATCTTTATCATACCCTATATCAAAAAGTTCAACAACTTCTGGAGTCATTTTTCGTTTCCACATATAAGGGTGATATTGTCTAAATTTGTCTAATTCTGGCTCTGTTATATATGGTTTATCAACAGGATGTATCATAAGGCTTTTACGCATATAGTCAGGGTCATCTAATATGTCTGGTCTATTTTCAACTTGTACTGTTAAGAAGTTTCGTACTAACCATTTAGCACCATATACTCCTAAATCATCATATCCAAATACATTTGACACCATTTCTGCAAATGACCCTATCCAACCACAAGCGAAACAATGACAAGTACCAGCATCTTCTTTTCCTTTTTGTTTAATTAATATACCAAAAGATGGTTTACGCTCTTGCCCTTCGTGATGAAATGGGCAGTTAGTTTGAATATTATCTCCAGATACAATGATTTTTGCAAACCTTTTTATACCCTTTAAATCAAGTTGTTTTCTTAATTCAATGAGTATATCTTTTTCGTCTGCTGTTATATATTGATTATTTACTTGTATCATTTATACATCTTCCTTCAACACAATCTCTTACAACTTTAAGTTTAAGTGACCTAACACTTACATAAGAATCTATAAATGTTAAATAACCTGTCTTTAAATTAACAGCATTAATATTTTCACTATCTGATTTAATATCTGAACATTTCATATAGCATTCAAAATCAAGATAAAAAGTATCTCCAGCATTTAATTTGTCAAAACGTATATAATTTTCGTCCTCATTAAAATCAAGTTTCATTATTCTCATCTCCTTCAAATTCTTCTACAACTTCAAAATCAACTGCTATTGTTTGTGTTAAATCAACCATAACATTTCCTAGCGTTGCACCCATAGAATCGAACTTAGTTTTATAAGCATAAAAATTTTTTATATCTTTAACCAGTTCAGTAACATCACCTGACTTTACGGCTTCAATTTTAAAAGGTATATTAGTACCAATATTTGTATAAATAGTTCCTGAACAATTACAAAGTTTCATTTTTAACAACTCCTTTCATTTATTTATATAAATATTATAATATAATATTTTTAATTTGTCAAAGATTTTTCAAACTAAAATACAACTTTTCCTTCGTGTTTAAATTCTTTCTTAATTTCTTCTTTTCGCTCTTCTTTTCGCTCTTCAGGTGCTTCATCTTCATCGCTAGGTATCCATTGAAATCTGCCTTCATCAATATCCCAAATGTAAGTAAGTTTATCTCCAGTCCGTCCATCACGATTTTTCTTAATATTTAGCGATAATGCTTCACCTTTTCTACTTAAACTGATTACTTTAGTAGCATTATATGATATGCCATCGCTATCTCTTATATCTTCAAGTTCAGGTGTTTCTTTATCAACACCACCTCTGTTAGACTGAACTACTACTAATACAGGTATCTTTAAATCTAAACTTAACTGCATTAAATCTTCTGATATATTTGTCAAGGAAGTTGTTTTATTATCACCTCGTTTATATCTTTCATCGGACATATAGGTAATACCGTCTATTGCTAATATGTCAAGATTGTTTGCCACAACAAAATTTCTTAACTTACTTACAGTAACTTTGTTATTAAAATCTTTTGGCGTTGATACCAAAAACTTATTATCTCTCTTTTGTAAATCTTCAAAATACTTATCATAATCATCTAAATTCACCTTACTACAATCACCTCTAAGTAAAGCAGTATTTGAATAATGTGCATGAACTGTATCAAATCTATATCCTATTTTATCAGCACTCATTTCCGGAGATATATAACCTACATTTTTACCAATAGACCAAGCGTGTTCCATTGATGTAACAAGTATCCAAGACTTACCAATACCAGTTCTCGCAACGAGAACAACAAACTCTTCACCCTCTTGCCATCCACCTACAATATCATCAAGTTCCTCAAAACCTGTAGATATGAACCAGCTATCACGCTTAGCTGACTTGCTACCGAATACATTATATCGGTTGTCATCTTGCGTAATATCAACAGATGGAGTTGTATAATTAGGTGTTAAATTAACTAACTCTGATTGTAAGTATCTACTAGCTTCATTAGCATCTGCTTTCAATAATTCAGCAGCGTGCTTAATTATAGGAACTGACTTTGAATACAAATATTCTTCTCTAATTGTATCTACTAAGTATCGGTCACTTTCATTTACTTCTATCAATTCAAAGTCTTGAAAGTTTGACATAAATGTTTCTGTATCTGGCACTTTGCCATATGTATCAAAATGATTTTTTATAAAAGCATACTCATCTGGATATTCAATAAAGTAGTCTTCAGTTAAATTATTATCAGTTAATAAAGACATACTTTTAGTTTCCAATACTCTATTTAAGCACTGAAGCTGTACCATATCTATTATCTCCTCCTTTTAGTTCAAGTATTTCACCAGATAATATTCTACTTGCTAATCGTTCACCAACTTTACATTGGAGGTCTGATGGCTGAATATTGCCTGTAAAAATATTGCACTTATCGTTATTAACTCTCCAATCAATATAGCATAATAACAAGTTAGTTTCAAAATCTGTAAGCTGAGATACTGAAATATCATCCCATACAACTACATCAATATCTGATAAACAATCTAAAGTCTGCATTAGCATATCATTTGTTTTTGAAATATTGTTTTTATATGATGTTAATAAAGTCGGTACATTAATAAAGTATCCTCGCATTTTAAAACCATTACCTGCCCACATTTCATAAAAGTACTGCATTAATAGCTTTATCGACCAAGTTGTTTTACCATTCCCACAATTATCACTATGTAAATATAAATTACAACCTTTATTTACAAAAGCTTTAATGTTAGTTTGAATTGCAGCTAATGACATAAATGCTTGTATATCACAATCACTAGGTACTAATCTGTTAAACTTTTGTTTACTTTTTGGGATACCACTATTGTCTAACATAAATTTCATTTCAGAATATCTTAAACAAAATGATTTACATTCAGTATCACATACTTCTGAAAAAATACAATCTTTATTTTTCATTTTACTCCTTTCTAAAATACCATATAATTTCCATTTTCATCTCTTGCTTTATCTTCATCTTTTGCAATTTTTTGCTCTGGTAATCTATATGTAACTTTTTTACCACCTGAATAACTTGTACTTGGAATTGCAGGAAAAAATCCTATATACCCTTTTGATATGGATTGCATAATAATATCATTAGTTTTACCTTTATTAGCTGCAACTAAATCACCTAATTGATTAATCATACCTTTAAACTGATTAGCATATAATACTTTATGCTCACTTTTCATTTTTTCTAAAACAAAATCTAAATACTCTGTCAATAATTTTATAGTAGATTTTTCTTCTGTATAATCATTAATTATAGCTAAACATTGCTGATACAAATTAAGTTTTTTGGGTTTTGATTTACCAAATTCTAAATTAACTTCAGAAGAATCGGTCTCAGATATATCGCTAGATATATCTGTATTATTTTTAGTTATTATTATTTGTTTATTATTATTTATGTCAAGCGGCTGAACCTCTGGTGCTTCAATCTCTATATCTCCAGTGGTGAAGAGGCTTAACAACTGGCTAGCGTTGAGTTTGTAATAGTTTTTTGCAGGTAATCCCTTTTTAGTTACAGTTAATATTTTAGCTTCAGATAACATTTTTATGGCTTTACGCTGTGCATAATCATTTAAACCTGTATTTTGTTCAATATTATCTCTAGTACTGTAAAATGAGCCATCCGAATCTAACTGTCCTAAATTTTTATAATAGTTATACTCTGCACATAATTCACCAACTAATATAGCACAATCTGCATTAAACTTCTTTATTAAAGTTTTGTTACAAATTATATACCCATCACAACTTAATAATGATATTATATCAATCATATATAACCTCCAAATTGTAAAATAAAAACCTCCTTACTAAATGTGTCGGCATTCAATAAGGAGGTTTGACCCCAATTAATATTCAGTTACTACAATTAGCATCCGACAATACTAATTGAGGCTAGAGAAAAGCTAATATACAAATCAACTCTCTTTGGTACATTTATATTATATTATAATTTTATATAAATGTCAAAGGTTATTTTTTATTTACATATGCTTTTATTTCAGCAATTTGATTGTCAACTTCATTATTAACAAGGTCCCATAATGCTTGTCTCTCTTCTGCAAGTTCATCATCAGTTAATGTTTTTGAAATTTCAGGGTCACATTGTTTTTCTTCACACGCTTCAAACGTGAAAAAAGAATCTCCAATCTTAATACTTGCTCTTGAAGTTAATCGAATACTTGTAGTATTAAACTTACTCATTATATCACTCTCCATTCATATCTTGACCAGCTCTGCGTTTTTATTAGTTCATTGATAATTTATACCAATATAATATAAATTACTTGCTCTTGACTTTTGAAATAGTCAATCTAGCAGTTTCTTTGGTTACTTTACAATCAGCTAATTCTGCTGCGTTTATCTTTCCATTATAAATAAAGTCTTCTAATATTTCCATATTTACAACTGGCACATAATCAATTAATCCTGCTTCGTGTGCGGATTTTCCGTCAAACATAAATTCTTTAAGTTTTTTAACTAACTTATCATCATCAAAACTTTCTGATTTTGATACTGAATATTTAGCTTTATAGCCACCTGCTTCATATTCAGTTAGTCCTGTTGAACTCATAATACTTTTAATTTCTTTGTTATCAGCATCAGCTGAAGTTTTGAGAACTTTAAGTTCTGCATTTGTTTTGCCATATCTGGCAACTAATTCATTTAAACTTGACATATTAAATGTCCTCCTTGTGTTTTATTTTATATAAATATTATAATATAATATTTTTAATTTGTCAAAGACTTTTTATTTGGATTATAATTCGGATTAGTATATTTCCCATACTTACCACGTCTACCTGTTATCATAAGTTTTTTATGCTCAGATAAGAGCTTCACCTGCTCGCTATTCCATAATCGAGGTCTGCCTGGCAAGGTTGTATCAAATCTTGGTTGCGGTAAATATGGTTTATCAACAATACCTTCTGACAATTCTTTTGATTCCCATCTGTACCAATTATTTAAAGTGTATACAGATATCTTTAATTTTTTAGCTACTTCATTACAATTATACTCTTGTAAAATTTTTGTGTTTTTCATATAAATATTCACTCCTTAAATAATAATGTAGAGCTTGACAAGAGGCTCAAGCCTCTTACCCAAGCAAATAGTTAAGTATTTCAGTTTTGTTACCTACAACTCGTCCATCAATTATAGCATCACTCATAACTCCCTTTTTATATATTATATCGTGTATTCTTTCATCAATAGTATCCTTACACATAATACTATAAATTGTTACATTTGACTTCGCACCTATTCGGTGTGCTCTATCAACTGCTTGGTCGAATAATGCTCTATTCCAAGGTTCATCAAGGAATATAACTACTGAACCTGCTGTAAGAGTTAATCCAGTACCCATAGCACCAATAGTACCAATAATGACTTTGCAAGATTTATCTTCCTGAAATTTTGATACCATAGATTGTCTGTCGCTATCATTAGTTGCACCTGTAATAACTGCTGGATTATATTTGTTTAATCTTTCTTGTACAATATCAGTCATTTGTGTCCAGTTACTAAACACAATTACTTTCTGGTTAGTTGATATTGCTTCTTCAACTAAATCCTCCATTCTATCAAGTTTTGCAGATTCAAATATACAGTCTGATACAATACCAGTATATCCAGTACATTGTCTTAGTCTGATTAATGTGGATAGTGGGTTAGTTAAATCTAATGTTCCCATTGCTAGTTCATTTTTAATACCAGATTCTACCTCGTCATATAATTTAGATTGTTTTGTTGACATTTCAACAAGTTCATCTATATATACTTTATCTGGCAAATCAAGAACTTCTGATTTAAGTCTTCTGAGCATTATATCATTTATTTGTGCAGTAAGTTGTTCCATATTTTTATATCCAACAACTTCATATCCACCATAACCACCCATTACACAATAATGTTTTTTGAATGAATAAAAAGCGTGACTTTCATATCCTAGCCATTTAAGTATAACATATAAATCAAGCGGGCTGTTCATTAATGGTGTACCCGTCATACCAATACGGCATTCTGGTATGCACTTTAAAAATCCTTTTGTTTGCTGAATACTTGGATTTTTCATTTTATGCATTTCATCTGCTGCACACATGTTAATTATACCTAACTTACAAAGTTTATTAATCTGGTCTGCTATTTTTTCATCTCTAAAGCTTTCAACATTTGTTACTAAAAAGTAAGGTAAATCGTCTGAGTGCTGTTCAAGATGTATCAAATCTTTAAGTTTATCAGCAGTACTGCCAATCCTTACAGTACCTTTTCGTGTTGTTTTTTGTCCCAATATCCAACCATCTTCGTCTGAGTGTGTGTGTATTTCATTAATCCAGTTCCACTTCAATGTATTAACACCACATACAATCAGACAATGTTTATATCCAAATTTTATTTTCCTGATTACTGCAATATCAATTACCTGTTTGGTCTTACCTAGCCCTTGTTCATCTGCTAGAAACCACCTGTCAAACTGTAATCCATATTGCACCCCAGACTTTTGATGTTCAAATGGTACAGTCTTAAATTGAAAGTTTTCTGGTAAATCTATACTAACTTTTTTAGGTTCGAGTAAATCTAATGCACCTGTTAACTTTATCTTAAACTCTGATAGTTTAGATATTACTGTTAGTGTTTTATCAACGGGTATTTCCCAGGTTGTAGTATTTTTATCATAAAACTTAAAAGGTAATTCCCTTAGTACATTAACAATCTTACTATCATAATCAAAGCTAACAAAGGCACTATGTGTATCATCAATCCTTTTAATGCTGTTTGTTATATTAATATTAATCATAATACTCTCCTTTCATTTATTACATAAATATTATACTATAATATTATTTATATGTCAAGTATTTTCTTGCATAAAAATACACAGCCACTATATATGGCTGTGTATTTTTATAAAATGTTTGACATTGTTGGTACTAATTGTTTAAAAAGTTCTCGTTCATCATTTGTATTGCAAGTATGATATAACTCTGAAAGTATTTGTTTCATATTAATTAATAAAGGTTTAAGTGTATCAACATTTTTATTATTATAATAAGTAACAAATAATTTCATTAAGTAACCTATGCTTTCATCAATATTACTTTCTGGAACTAAATCTTCATCAATACCCGTATACATTTTTGAAGTTGCACACAATATTAAGAATGCTTCAACATCAAAACCTTTCTTTAATTGATTTTCTGCTAATTGTTTAGCTATTGGTATACTTTCTTCAAATGTCATATAATCACTCCTACATAGAAAGCATCTGCTTTATCCAAGCGGTTTTTTCAACAAAGGATTCGTGAGATTTATCCCACTTTTCTCTCATTTTTTGAGTAGGTTTAAATACTTTGTCAAGCTCTTCAATTTCCATGATAGCTTTTTCGTGTAAATAATTAGCGTGCTTTAATTCATCATTAGCCATTTCTTTATAACGATTAGCCCATTGTGAATTTCCTTTGGCTTTACACTCTACATAATTTTCTGCATATTCTTTTGCACCGCAAAGCTCTTCTTCAATATGTTCAGCTAATTTTTTGATTTTCGTCATTATAATCCACTCCTAACTTTTCCATTATTATATTAATTTTACGGTCTTGCTCTGCTAGATGGTCATGTATCTCATTAACTGCTGCAGACAGTAAATCTCCAGCAGTATCTTGAGATAAATTTGCATCAAGGTTCTTAATGCCTATAATGAATGATAAAATGTTTAGCACATCCATTATGGTAAATTGTGCATTTTCATTCATCATACTTTTTCTACAACAAATGCAAGGTTCTGGGCAGTTACTACCTGTCCACCAATTACGATTGTAAGATTAGCTGTATCACAATCACAATTAAGTCTTACAAGAGCTGATATAGGAAGTGTTACAATATCACCTGCCGCTGCCGCTGTTGCAAGTGCAGTAGCTCCTTGTACTGGTGCTCCGTCTTTAAATAATGTAGCTGTTACATTTCCTGCGGCACTTGCGGCTACAGATATATTTGCGTTTACATCATAATAACCAGCTCCACCCTGACAATTACCGATTGCTACACCATTACCACCTAACTGGCAATATTTACCATAGCGTCTTATTACTGTAGATGGTACATAAGTACCCCCTATACCAATAGATGTTCCTGTTGTTGTATTTACAACGTAAATTCCTGATTTACAACTCATAATATTACTCCTTTCATTAAAAAAGGGAATACCGACAAGGTATTCCCATAACTTAAACCTTGTCTAATTGACTAAATATTCATCCCATTATTGCAGCAAGTGTTGGTATAGAATGGTCCATAACCTGCTGAATACGTTGAAGAATTAGGATATCTAACTACACCGCACATAGCTGATTGAAGCTGTAACTGATTAACCTGAGACTGAAGGCTCTCAATTTTATTCTGCTGAATAGCATCGAGAACTTTCTGTGTCTGAGCTGTTGTGTTTGCATTAATAGCAGCAGTATTAATTGCACCATTGTAATTAACGCCATCAATAGCTCTCTGAGTTGTGCAGCAGCATTCTGCTAACTGTTGCTGAGTATTGTTGAAGTTCCTGAGTGTTTCATAACCGATATTGCAGATTCCGTTCTGTAATCCCTGATAGTCGTGCTGTAAATTGTCATTTAATCTTCCAACAGAGTTTTCAAGATTATTAAAATTCATAGCATTACAAAGTCCTGCTTCTGTAACAGGTTCACCATTCATTATAGGTCCTCTGTTACCAGCACCGAAGAAACCTCCGCCTCCAATAAGTAAAAGAATAAGTAAAGCGAAAATCCACATTCCGCCTCCACCTGAACCGCCGAACATTCCGCCATCATTTTTATCTGTTACGGCAGCAATGTCTGCTAAAGATACTCCTGTGTCCATAATTGTATCTCCTTTCTAAAAAATATTTATTATGAAAAGCATTAAGCTATTTCATCATACCTAAAATGTAGTTAGGGTCAATTCCCATCTGTGAACATTTCTGATAAAATACATCTTTTGCATTTTTACCATTACACATATTAACTACTTCTTTAACTTGAGGATTATTTTGAGCCATATTCATTAAGGCTTGTTCTGGATTGGACGCCATTTTAAATAAGTTTTTCAGTTGAGATATTTGACTGAATAGATTGTTCTGACCTTGTGGTATCGAGGTCTGCTGTTGATTGCTGAATAAACTGCTTGCCATTTAATAATTCCTCCTTTAACTTATTAAACTCGTCTCTGGTCACATAGTCGTTGTTAGACACTTGTTGCTGAGTATTATGTATAACTTCATTAAATGAAAATGTTCTTATAGTTGGAAATCCAGCTCCGTCAGTAGTTTTGATATACATAATATCTTCATTGTTATCAAAAAGAGCTACTGTACTATTGGGCGTCATTTGATATGCTTTTGCACCATCTATTCCTGTAACTCTAGTTAGAGTTGTTGGAGTTTGTGGTGTCATATTTATTGCATAAGGATTTTGGAATGATTGATATGGTTGTTGAGTATTCATCATATTTGGATAATACATTGCTTTCCTCCTTAATCTTATTAATTAATATATTGTTATATCTAAAAAGTGATATAGGGTCAAGTGCTGAGGGATTTATCATCTTTTTGTTCCTCCCATAATTTTAGTATGGTTACTACAATTCGACATATGTATATAAGTGGTATATCTGACAATTCTCTTGAGTTTAACAACTTGATAATAATATCATTCATATACATACCTCCCTTTGTTTATAATTTAATTATAAACAAAAAAGACACACTCACAATGTAGTGAATGTGTCCCAAATGTGACATATTAAATTATACAACTTTGATTATTTTCTTATTAACACGCTGACTTATTTTTCTTGCATAGTCGGATGATATATTTAACTTTTCTGCTATGTACTCTAAAGTGTAACCTTTTGAGCGTAATTCAAATACATCTAATTCCAAATTTACAAAATTGCAGTTAGCCTTAAAATAATCAAGTTCGGGTTTTGTGAAATTAGAAATAGTCATTATTTACGACCCTTCCTGCCTCCGCCTCTTCTACGCTTTGTTGTAGATGTTGTAGTGGTGGTTTTTCTAATTGTTTGTTTCGCCATAATTTATATCTCCTTCACTATCAATATAGGTATTAACATCATTATCTTGTGAATCTTGGTCAACTGATGTAGTAGTTGTTACAGTATTAGATGTTTCTTCTACAGGTAATGTCCAAGCATATAACCATAAAGCATTAGTTAAAAACAACATAACTAGCGTGATAATAAACAAAACAAAGTTTCGTTTACTAGAACGCTTTACTTCGTGTAATAATTCAGTTGCTAATGTTTCTTTAGGTTCCATACTAATCCTCCTAATCGTTAGTTATCCTTATTTAACTTGTTATAGGTATTAGTACTGATACCTAATAAAGTACCTAACATAGCATCAAATGCTGTTGCTATTGTTAATACTGTATCTGTATAAGGAATATTACAAGCTGCACCAACCACACCATAGAAAGTAATTAGTGCTGGTAAAGCTATAAGAGCTATCCATTTAAGTATATTATACGTTTTGTCATTCAGTTTCATTTTTTAGATTCCTCCTCTAAGTCAGCTATTCGGTTATTTGCTACTTTTACCTTTTCATCTAACAAGGTTATTGCTTTTTCAGCTGCAAACATTCTTTCGACTACTCCATTATGTTTAGAAACAAGTGTTTCTAATGTAGTTATATCTTTTTTAATTAAAGCTACTTCGGTTTTTACTTCCTGGATAGTAATATCGTGTTGTTTGCGTGATGTGTATATAACTCCAACTAAAGCTAATCCTCCAGTGATTAATGAACCTAATAAACTAACCCAAATTCCCATTAACATCACCTCACATAAGCTTTAATTTCTGAGATTGCATATAAACCTTTATATGTATTAGTTTCTAATGCATATAGGTTACAATCTCCATTAATAAAAATTTCTCCTACAATATAGGTGACATCGTTATCAGGAAACTTAATTAATGTGCCTGAAACAATATCACCTAAGCTGCTTTGTGTTGACAATTAAATATGTTCAACCTCATTACGAGCTACTCTCGCATATATTTGTCCATCAATGGACAATACAATGAAATCATCTCCAACTTGATATACTTCATATTCTCTGTCAGTATACTTGAGAGGTGTTCCATTAATATCAGTTGAACCTGTAAATCTTACTTTGTCGCCAACATTGAAGTCTGTAGGAGCTGAACTATCTTCTGCAGGTGTATCATTAACAGGTACATTTAATTCAGGATAATACTTTTCCATCATCCTTGCCTGAGCCGCTTCATAATCGTAACCAGCTTCTGTAATTCTTTCGCGTCTTTCTGGGTTATTTCCCCATTCACCACGATATATCTCGTCCGCAAGTTCTTCAGTTGATTTTATAGGATTAGTATTTTCATCATCTGTAGGAACATCAGGTTCCGAGCTACCCTCTGTTGACTCTACATAAGTATTGAATACTGTTAATCCGAAGTTGTTGACAATTGCTAAGCAGTTTGCATAATAATCAGGTGATGTTGCATAGTTGTAACCAACCTGATTACCTTCAGCATCTCGGTCTGTGCCGTTTACTGCATTAGTTAGACCATATAATTCGCCTTCAACTGTGGTAGCAGATGTGGCATCATCATAATTTTCCCACTGCATAAGTTCATAATAACCCTGAACTGCTTCGGCTAATCCTGGATATGACTTAAAGCTATCTTTAATATGCACATATTCGCCATTAATGAATTCAGATGTATCTAATGTTTCTCCATCACCTTTAATACCGAATAATGTTTTAGCTTCGAGGTTCCATCCAGACTCAAGACCTGCTTGTGCTAATACAACCGCTGGTGAGATTGTTTTATTTCCTAAGTTTCTACGTCTTAACCATTCATTACATACAATAGGTGCTAAAGTATTAATGAACTTATTAACGTGGTCATACTTAGTCTGTACTATTGGAAATTCCATTTAATTTACTCCTTTCATTTTGATGCTTATATTATAATATAAATGTTAAAGGATTACAAGTTATTATTTTAAATTGTTGTATCAATTTCTACTTCTAAGGTAGCAAGAAAAGAACCAAGATTATAATAACCAGGGTCAGAAAGTATATATGTGGTACTATTAATTGCTCCTTGTGGTACATATTCAATAACTGCAAAATCAGAATGTAGAACTAAATTAGCGTTATAGGAAATTGGGTTAACTCGACCTTTTAAATAAATTTCACCTAATGGTATACGAATAGGTGAAAAATATTCAGGTAACATATCAATACCTTCATATAGTATTCTTCCATTTGTGCCTTTATCAATTTTAACCCATACGTTGCCATTATTAAATATCGCAAGCTTTATTTTATTAGGTGACATAGAATATATTATATGAAATGGGCTAGACCTAAACTTATCAGCAGATAGTTCTATATATCCTGGAAATGTCAAATCTTCATAACCACTTACTATAAGCGGAGTATCCATTACAGTTAAAGGTAAATTGTTATATATAGAATACGCATATGAAGTTAATATATAAGAAAATAATGTATCTCTCATACAGTTAAATATATCAAAAGTCAGTATAGGGTCTTTAGTAATAGATAACCTATATCTACTCATTTGATATTTAAAATTAGCGAGTTGTATTATATCTTTTTGAGACATATTTGGATAATATATGTTCTCTAAGATACCTATTATGTGTACTCGAGGTTTTATACTGTGTACAGAATTAGTTTTAAATATATTAAATATATCTAAAATACAATTTGAGTAAGCATCCCAATGACCTTCAAGGTTACCATCTATATAAGCTATTTTATATATAGGAACACCTATGAAAAAATCTGTTGCTGTTTGCATATCACTTTTATTGTTATTGTATACAGTTCTTATAGGTACTGTTATGCTTGAGTTTAAATCGTCTGTATCATCATCTATATTATCAGCATAGTAATATACTTTGCATTCTGTAGCTATAGTTCTAATCCAATTTTGAATGTCATTTTTATTAGAGCTAGTTATGTAGTTTGTGCTATTAGGTAATACAATAACACAGTTAGGCATAGACATACTAAGCTCATTTGAAGTTTCACCTAAAAATTCTTTATAATTTTCACTATCTAATACACGAACCCAATTCTTTGTGTGTATTTGAGCTTTATCGTTAGTTGTTCTATAATACATACCTGTACTTTCTTGAACATCTAATGCAATTTGGGAAACCCACATTTCGGGGTACTTAACCTTATCCCAATTCATATTCAATATGTGGAACCAAGCTGTTTTATTTAAAGGGCTATATTGAGCACCTCTAATCATTCCTGCTGAAAATCCTGCGTGTGTAATATCTGCAGCCGTTTTATCGTTGTTAGCTCCGTTTGTATGTGTAAGGTCATTATATATAATAACAGGCTGATTAACCTTAAGCTGTTCATAATAATATTTAGCATTATGTGTATCTTCATCAGTTCTTGTATTTGTTCCACCGACTGCATAAGATTTAGCTAGAGTAGCCGCTTGTGAAGCCGCTTCTGCATTTAAGTCAGACTGATTTTTGGATGTTTCGGCATCTAAACTGCTGTTTAATGCATCATTCATATAAAGTTTTGCATTAGCTTCTGATTTTGCCGCATTATTAGCACTTGTAGAAGCTTGCTGTGAGTTTGTCTCGGAAATTGAAGCGGCAGTCTCTGCACTCATTTTAGATGCGGCGGCATTTTCGCTGTATGATTTTGCATTGTTGGCCATATTTGTGGCAGTAGTAGCGGCATCCGTAGCTGTTTTACTAGAAGATTGTGCTTTAGCTACTTCTGTTTTAATATCTGCTAAATAATTAGCTTCCAATTTATCTTCAGTTATAGAATTCTTAATAATACTAAAAGAATAAACTTTATTTATTCCTGTGCCTGTAACTGTTACTTGTATTTCAGATGAGGAATTGAAAGTTAATATGGGTATCATTGAACCTATATCAGCTTTAAACTGTGTTCCATCATCTGTTATCATTATAAGTATTCCTTCTGGTGTAAGCTTAAACTCAATTGGTATTTTCTCTATATTCAAGTCAAATATAACCTTTTCCCCATTAACTTTTGTGATAGTAATAATACCTGTATCACTATCCATAGTCCAATCAGCTACATTTGTTTGAATACTTGATTTATCTACTTTTGCTGTATCTAAATTAATGATACGATTATCAAGAGCGTCTGCCGCAAAATCAAGTTTGTTTAAGTTTTTTTCGTTAATTGGTGTATGAATTGAAGGATAATTTTCCCAATTAATACGTTCATATACTTTATTCATTAGCACAATCCTCCTTTTCCTTATTTTGCTGTAATTCATTAATCTCTGCAACAAGATTATTCTTAGCTTGTGCATTAATTTCTCTTGCAATATCATCAATGACATAATGAATTAAAGTTGCTGGTAATTCACTATCTATAATATCATTCATTAATTTGTTTGTGAGTTCCATCATCTGTAAGCCTACTGATTTTTCCATAATTATCTCTCCTTTATTAACTTCTCTAATTCTAATATACGTTTATTTTGTGATTGTGCTGTAGCCACTAAATCAGCTATAAGTTCATCATAACGCAGAGCGTACCTTGCGGTCAATTTTTTTTCAATTTTTCCGTTATCATCTACTATTATAGTTTGATAATCGGGTGAATTGATTTGTTTATCAATGAATAAACCCCAATCAGCATCACCCATTGTTTCTTTAACTTCTTGTGCGATAAATCCGTGATGTAGCCTATTAGAAGTACCTTCAATCATTCGGAATTCACACGGGTTTAGGCTGTACACGAAGTTAGCTGATTGGTCTATATCTAATGAATTAATATCTTTTTTAACATTTCTATCAGAATCAGATGCCATTGTTCCAATAAAACCACCTTCTGCTGTAATAGCAAATTTAGCAATCATTGACCCCCATAAAGAGAACTCTGTCATTGTATAACGATAATGAACGTCTTCAGCATTATATATACTCACGTTTGTAGCCGGAATATCTTCTGAATTAGGGTTATTTGCATAAAAACTTACAAGTTTAGCATTGCCATCTGACCCGCATTGTAATTCTTCACAAGTCACATTTTTACAATATATATCTTGAGCTTTCATATTACCATTACCATAAACTACCCATAAACCAGTTAATGAACCTGGGTTTTCTCCCACTCTATCACCTTTCTGAACGGAATATATCCAAGTGTTATCACAATTGTTATCAGCTACATTTGGACCTCGCATCCAAGCTTGTCGTACATATCCATTATTATCCATTGTCTTACTATATAATCCATCATATATAGTCCATTGTCCAATTACACCTTTATTAAATTTAACATTTCCATCTTTATCCCAACTTGCATTGCTTGAAGTGATAGATATTCTGTTTCCTTTTAATGTGATAACATCCGCACTAGCATTTATTTCAGAAATCAAATCTTTTGTATTTACCTTTACGTCAATTGAAGCTTGAAGGGTTTTCTGTACATTATCTACCTTATTACTTACTGTACCTGCGGCAGATAAACTTGCACTATCTGCATATAGTTTTAAAGCTGTTTCCAAGTTTTGTGCTTCCGTCTTAGTGCTATATGTTTTTTCAACTGTGGCTAATATACTAGAAGCACTTTGTTCAATGCTACTACTTAAATCCTTCTTTATTTCTTGTGTTTCATCTTTAGTGCTATAGGTTTCACTTACTTCTGTTTTTATTTGTTCTGCTGTTTGGTCAATGCTTGATTTTAAACTTTGTTGAACTTCTGATGTTTCTGTTTTTGTTGTGTAATTCTTACTTACTTCTGTTTTTATTTGTTCTGCTGTCACGTCTATTTTAGCATTTGTTCCTTTAATAGCATCGCTAAATTCTACTGTAAGTCCATCAATATTTTTTTCTACCTTTGAAATTTTTCCGTCAAATGCCATTAAGTCTCTGGAATTACTAGGACTATTTTCTAATGTTTCACCTTTTGCAACTGCTTTTATAGTTTGCTCGATAAATATCGAACCACTAAAATCAAGTTCCATAACATAGTGAATTCCGTGTTCTGTACTAACTTTATCACCTAGGTGTATATTCCAATCTGACTCTATCATATGTACTTCACTTGGAACATATTTAATAGATTTTAAAGTATCAAATATGTTATTAAGTATTGTATCAAGTTCTGAAGCTGATTTAGTCAGCATTAAAGCATTGCTGGATATTGCAAATGAATTATCTTCAGTTCCTACAATTTGTGCAACACTATTAGAGTCACCATACAGCTGAATTCCTGTAATATCAGCTGTTGTATAATCCTCAAATGTGCTTGTATTCTTTTCGTATAAGTCTGTTAAGTTTTTTTGTGTTGTACCCAAATATAAAAATTCCATAACACCTGAACGATTGATGTTGGGTGTAACACCAGAGAACTCACATAACAGTGTTAATAATGTATCAGCTGTAATACTGTTGAATAATGTTGTATTATCAAATTGTACATTATCGTTAGGTAAAGTTACCTTACTAAAGGGAATTCCTAGATAAGTAAGTAAACCTTCCCTTAATTCTTTAATCGTGTGCTTAGCTTGGTTATCAAATAATGGATTCCACCAGCTTGCAACGTCCAAATCCTTCTTAAAATAGTATATATCATATGCAGTTATTTTCCTTGTTATTCCATCATCATTTTTCTCACTAGAGTCTATAATACCTGTAAATACATCAATCTGTCTATCATCAATTCTTTGTATTACAGATATTTTATGCTTACTCAAATCAGAACGAACATTGTATAATTCGACTTCAAACTTGTTTGAACAGCATTTACCGATTGTGAGTTCGTTATCCATTAATAACTCATTGAGAGCTAATGAACCACTAACAATACCTGTATAGTTCACTCCAGTAACCTCGCCGATAATTAACGTACCCAAATTAGGGTACATATTATCGGAAGGATATATGTTTTCAGATGGGTATAATTCGCCTTCAATTTCTTCAATATAAATCAAAGTTTTTCTAGCCATAATTATCTCCTTTAATACTCAATTAAATCAATATCAAATTCCTTATATATTATATCATCATCTGTCACCTTTCGCATAGTAAATTTTATATCTGGTCTATAAAAATATGCGATTTTGTATTCGTTATCTTCATCATTCCAATATTCTAATTGAATTTTTCTTTCAAGATGATTTATTTCAGCATTTGTGAAAAACTCTTGAATTGTCATTTTATCAGATAAATGAAGACCACTTTTAATTGTAAATGATAATGCTGTTTTAGTACCTTGTGCAGTTATGCGATATAAGTCTCGAGTATTATCATCTCGATATGCTTTTATTTCTTCACGTTGATTAGGGGTACAATTCCAAGTTTCATATAGAATATAATGATTATTGAATATTGTATTAGTAGCAACGGCTCTTAATAAATAGCCTCTAAAATTACTCATACTTAACCTCCTATGAATATTTTGGTCGATATGAACCTGTTTGTTTATATCGTTTATCTTCCTCGTTCCACACCAGCTCTGCGATTACTTTACCATTAGGTAACTGTAATATGATTGGTTGGTTATTTGACGAGCCTCCACGAGCGTCTAACGCAGCAGTGAAAGCCTCTATCATAGTTTCAAGTGGTGTTTCAATGTTAGTACCTTGTTTCTGGTCGCCTAAGACTGCCATAAATTCTTTGTTGGGTGGAATTACTGCACCCTTTGCTAGTCTAGGTATATTAACTTCGGGTATTAAATCAACACCGCCCCAACTATCTCCTGTTATTTTTGATGCTACCCCAACAATTTTATTGAATGTACCTAATATTCCATTTATAATTCCAATAACACCATTGACTATTGTTTCAAATATACCGGCTATTACGTTTACGATTGTTTGAGCACCTTCAGCTATTCCATCCCATAAACCACTGAAAAATCCGCCAACTGCATCTACTACATTTTCAAATATATCTTTAATTGTATTACCAATAGTTGAAAAGAAGTCTGAAACAGGTTCCCAGATAAATTCAATCGTGTTCCACAGTATTTCAAAAGCGGCACCAACTGTACTCTTAACGCTTTCAAATACAAATTTAATAGTATTACCTATTGCTGAAAAGAATGGCACAACTGCTTCCCATACTGACTTAATGATATTCCATAATGTAGTAAATATATCAGTAACTTTTTCTTTTAACCAAGTGAATATAGTAACTAATGGCTGAATAACATAGTCATTAAACCAATTTGAAACAACTATCCAAATAGCTTTTAGCATATTCCAAGCTGTTGAAAATGCAGTTATTATGAAATTTTTAATGTTAGTAAAGGCTGTTATTAATGGCGTAATGACATAATCGGTAAACCAACTTGAAGCTAAAATCCAAATAGCTTTCACTATAATCCAGCACCCTTCAAAGAATTGCCCTATACGTGTAGTTAAACCTTCAAATATTGTAGTTAATGGGGTTATAATATAATCTGTAAACCAGCTCGCAACAGCTGTCCATACAGTTACGATTGTATCCCAAGCAACTGAAAATGCATTTCCTATTGTAGTTCCTAAATTGATAAAGAAGTCACCTATGGGCTGTATAACATTTTCATATATCCAGGTATCTACATTTCCTAATACTTCACAAATCTGTTCCCAGTGGTCTTTAACAAGTATAACTATTTGCGATACTGCAAATACAACACCAGCTACGATAGCTGCTATTGCTGCAGGTGCGCCTAAAATAATAGCTCCTATTGCCGCTAATGCAAGTCCTAAAGCTTCAAGTATTGATTTAAGCACACTCCATCCCTTACTCCACATACTGAAAAATGATGTAACAGCTAAAGTTAAGCCACCAACTAATCCAGCAATTCCAGATATAGTCATTGCAACTTTACCAAAAATTCCAGTAAAGCCATTATTAATCGCATCTCCTAAAGATTGACCTATCTTCAAATTGTATAGCATAGTATTCCAAGCTGTTTTGAAGTTTGCAAAAAATTCAGGCAATCCTTTTTTAGTTATAGGACTAAAACTATTACTTAACCCTGTTCCACTCTCTTCTCCAACTTTATCTAATATTTTTGACATTATAGTTTTAAATTTTGTTTGAATATTGGGTCCGATACTTGCTAAGCTAGCACCAATACTTAAACCAATTTTAGCTGCTAGCTTTTTAAATGCAGCTTGTGGCATCTGAATTCCTGCTCCTGCTGCAATACCTTTAATTAAAGCATCTTTAATACCTGATGATACTACTTGTTTTAATAATGATTTTAAGACTACAATACCAATAAGAATTGCTAACGTATCTGGGCTTAAATTTGTGAAAAATTCTTTAACTCCTTTAAATACTTCAACCCAATTAATATTTGTTATTGCTGTTTTTATTGTAGTTTCAATACCTCTTACCCAAGTATTTATGGATTGTGCAAAACTAGCAAAATCAAAGTTTTCAAAAAATCCAGTTACTCCTGCTGCTATTGATAGTCCTAAATTAGTAAAATCAAATTCTTGCCCGAATGATAAAGCTGCATATATAGCAGTATTCAAGGAGTTTGCAACTGTTTTACCTACAGCTGCAAATAATTCTGGACTAATTAAACCATTAAGGAAATCAGCTAAACCAGTACCAAACTTTCTAGCACCCTCATATGCTTTTTCCCAAGGAATTGAATTAAGTATGTCTGTAATTTTACCACCGACATATTGACCTAACTCATACAAGCTATTAATATCAAGTTTTAGCTTATCTATAGCAGCACTTATCGCACTTTGTCCTGTTGTAAAATCAAGTGGGTCTAATTCAATACCACCAGCATCACCGCTGCCTTTAGATGACTTACTTGTATCTTGTTGTATGACATTCAGTTTATCATATGCACCTAATGCGTCTTTTGCTGCATCTGCTGCGTTAGCAGTGGCATCAGCTAAATCCTGTTCGGCATCAGCTGCATCTGTTCCGCTATCTGCAAGTGAACCTTGATTATCTGCTAAATCCTGTAATTGAATACCGAATAATTTAGCTAACACTTCTCCCATAGCCTTTGCCCAGGTTGTTAAAGAAGCAACTAATGTATTTAATATCTTAACAAGTGGCAATAATACAGTAGTTAAACCATTACCAAGTACAACTAAAAATTGATTCCAGCGTTGACTTAATACTCTAGTCTGGTTCGCCCAAGTATCTTGTGTTCTAATAAAATCTCCATCTATATCATTAGTAACACTTTGAATATAGTTATATCTAAGTATGAGTTTTTCTCTTGCACTCATATTCTTAACAGATTCTTCAATGCCCTGTGATTGTGCATACTCTTGTAAGTTAGCCTCTGTTAATACAATACCATATCGTTTAAGCGTTTCAGTTTCACCTGTATATACGGCTGACATAGCTACACGAGCATAATCTTGTGATATATTGTAGAAAGAAGAAAAGTCACCTGTTAATGCGGTTAACTCTACCGCCATAGAAGTGGCTTGGTCTTGAGTTAATCCCATTGCTTTACCCATAGCTGCAAATGAACCAGCAGTTTGTTTTGCCGCAAATTCCGACATACCATAGTTATCAATGGCTGTTTTAGCAAAGTTTTCAATTTTATATCGGTCATCTTCTATAATATTTCCTAGTTTGTCCATACTAGCAAATGTTACGTCAACAATATTTTGTACTTCTGTTAAATCTGAAGCAGCTGATATAGCAGCTTTACTAAAATTAAGAAATGCTTTTATTCCAATAGTAGCTGCAGCTAATTTACCAATACGTTTAAATGAACCCTCAATTTTGCCAAGTCCTTCATTTATTCCGGCAGTATCAACGCTAGTTCCTATTGTAATAACACCATCTGCTTTAAATCCTGTTGCCATTTATCATACCCCCTTTCCTAAAATTTCATCCATAATTGATTGTGTTGTGCTGTCATACTTTTTCTTCAATACAATAGCATCCTTATGGTCTTCATATATTTTTTTCTCATATTTTTCTAATTTTTTATGATGATTAAGTTTATCTCTAATACCAACGTAGGTATTAAAAGTACATTCGCCAATCTCCATAAATGCACTAAGAAATGTCCACCAATGCAAATATTCTAATCCACGTACATCCTTACCAAGTATTCTGTTTATAGGAGCTATAATAATATTAAAGTCTTGTTCCCAATCATACAGAGGTTTATTATTAGAAGAAGTGGTTTCATTTTCACTTGAATTAGGAGCTATGAAATTATACATTTCTTGTATAGCTGTTAATAAATCAGATTTATAATTATCGTCTTTATAAAATAAATATAATGCTACCTGAGTTTTCTCTTGGTCTAATAAATCAGGGTCATTTAAAGCTTCAAATATATGCAGTATATCCCTGAAATCTGACCGAAACTCACAAGTTATACCATTTATTTCTGTGCTTGTTGGTAATATATACTTATTCATAAATAACTCCTTACATAAAATAAACGGAGAGCAAGTATTAGCCCTCCGTTGAAACATACATATTATTTAGGCTGTATGTACTTTGCCATTCTTTCTTTACTTGCTTTTTCGTAATATGGTGTGATGCCATCAAAGAAATCATAGAACATGTCTACTGATTTATCATCACCAAATAATACCTGACTTGAACCCTCTCCAAAGCAATCGTCAATTACCTTTTCAAAGTAAGTAACCAGCTCATCTAATATGGTAATTTTTTCTTCTATTGTTTCAACTGCATTAATACGTTTCTGAAATTCAGCATTCTTCATTTCAAAGTCTTTCTGTATTTCGATAACACGTTTTGCAGACTCAATATCACTTGGATTGAAACTGAATATACCTCTCTGATTACCTGCTTCATCAACAATCTGTAATCGAACTCTACCAGTGCTAATTTTTAAGCTATCCATATTATTAAATCCTCCTAACTTAAACTGCCTTTGTGAATGTTATCGCTGTACCATATTTATAATTATCTACTGTGCCGTGTATCTTATCATTTGAGTAGTTAATATCAATAGGCATATCTATATAAGAATCGCCACCAATAGACTGAGGTGTTATAGTACAATTCTTATGTACTTCGGCTTCATAATCTCCATCACTTCCAACATATGCGTGAATTTGCATAACTTCAAACATTGAAAGCTCTGAAAGTCTCTGATACTTAACTATATTGTAAAGTTTTATAGCTAATTCAGAACCACCTCTAACTGTCATTGGGTCTAATGATTGTGCAGTTTCAAGCTTATTAACAGTTGTTTCTGTAATACCTAAAATATCGGTTACAGTCTCAGTATCTGGGTTGTATTCAATTGAAGAATCTTCAACACCAACACCAACTATTTCCCACTTAGGTGTTCCTGTATCACTTGTTATACTGTCACCAACATTAATAGCGGTTACTAATAATTTTCTTTCAGCTTTCTGACCATCTTTTAAATTAAATTTTGTTGCGTCTGCCATTATGGTTCCTCCTTATAATCAATTCTAACTCCTAACATATATTTAGCAAGCCCATCATCTTGAATGGTTGCTAAATTAGCTATATCCTGTATAGGTATTATATCATATTCGCTACAATTTTGTCCAAAATCTGGAAAATTTTCTGTTTCTTTTTGAGTTTCCAGCCATTCTGTAAACTTATCCATTATATACATATTAGTAGTATTTACATCTGATGTACCTGTATCAATTTGTTCATATCCTATAAATATAAATGAGTATGACTTGTACTTAAATCCACATATATCTGTTCGTGTGACATATTCACCATACTGTGGCGTAATAGTACGAATTCCAGGATAAGCATCTGCGGACTCAAAGTATAAATGTTCATCCTCTAAAAAAGTCTGTACCCAATCTTGAATAATTTTATGTTTATTTACTATCATTATACGCCTAATCGTTTCCTTTCTTTTCTAACTTTCTGTACTATAACTTGTTTGCTATTAGCCCAAGCTGCCTCAACCCATTTTCGGGTAGCTTTTGGATGCTGCTGATTAATATGATTAAAATATCCATTATACTGAATACTTGCATACGATTTTTCGTATATAATAAGGGCATAGTTAGTATATACACGAATTTGCTTTAAATCAGCTAAGTGCAATGGTCGACCTTCATAGTTATTATTTTCAGGATAACTATATGGTATATAATCATAAGCATAGGAGGCTAATGTTTGTGCGAAAAATCGGTTAAGATCGGCTGTAAATCCCTTATCTGTTATAATTTTAGCGTGACTTTTTAACCATTGAAATTGTATGTTTCCCCATTTAAGATTTTTTCTAGCCATTATACTCCCTCAATCATTAGTTGAACTCTCGCTCCGAACCTATTATAATTTTCTTTATGATGTTTTACCTGACAAACATTTTCACCATATTTCTGTAAAGTTTTAACTATGTTATCAGCTGTAATATCTTCTGGAACTTCACCTAAAACTATATAATCACCAGTTGACATTGTATAATGCTCATCTTGATTACTTGGTTTTCTCCACTCGAGATACGTGAGATATTCGTTGTGAAATGGTATTAATACTTTTATATAAGTACCGATATAAACTGCAGAGTTAGTCGCAGTACGTGTGGAGTCTGTATACCACGCTACATCATCCAATACAGTTTTATACCAAACATCACGCTTCGTTAAACTATCTGTAGCTTTAAGTTTATTCAGTACTGTTACTGTCTGATTGTAAATATTTTCTAACATCAAAATTCACACTCCTGCATACAAGATAATTAGGTAACCAATCGTTTGCAACTTCTGATAACTCTTTTTTAGTTTCAGAATCAGTTTTAAGCTGATAGTTAATAGTTTCTACCCCATTTGAATAGCTAGTAATAACATCGCCACTTTGTCTTTGAGACTCTAAAATATTAAGTCTAGAGATAAATTCAACTAAGCATTCTTTTACTACAATAGGTATTTCTGGTAATAAAGGTATTCTGTCAAATGTAAATCTGTCTAACCAGCGTTGTGCTTTCCTTTCAAGTAAGTTGAAACTGTCTTCCGGCAACTTGCCACCCAGCTCTGAATATTCTTCATATGTTATATAAGCAACAAAATCCATCAGACATTCACCTCCTAGTTAGTTTCAGTTTTTGTTTTAGCTTTTTCCTTCTTTAAATCATTCTTAAGTTTTAGGTTTTCTTTCTTAAGCCGTTCATTTTCAGTTTCTAATGTGTTTATTTTAGTAAGAAGGACACTTACATCTTCTGTAAGTGCCTCTTCTACTAACTTATCTCCATTATATACTGAATAACCAAGCTTAAGGTATCTTTCTTTTTCGTCTTCTGGTACATGTAATTCTACATTACCTTTTCTAACTGTTATAGAATTCATACCTGCTCACTCCTTATTATTCGTGCTTCTTGATGTTAAACTGTAATGCATCTGCAAGGTTGTTAAGAATGAAGCAATCTTCAAATGACTCTTCATAGTAAACATATTTGCCTTCTGATAATGCACTAGGTGCTTCAAGCTGTGCAAATGTGTATGAGATTGGAGTGATGATAGCTGCTGGGTGAACCATAAACATATTAATCTGGTCTGCTGAAGTGGATGGTTCCCAACCTGTTGTAAAGTTATACATAGTTTTCATAAGTTCTGCAGGAACTGCCCTAACAACTACACCATCAATAGACTCTACTGCTCTGCTAAGATTAGTTGCACCGCTCTGAACATCCCATCTCTTCTGTACAGATGCTACTGCCTTGAGTGCTGTTTTAACTTCATTAGTCACATATAAACGTCTACCTGTAAGCGGTACTCTCTTATTATCCATTTCAAGCATAAACTTGTCGAATATTTCAAGTACTTTATCGCCGTCAATACCACTTGGTGAACCTGCTTTTGCTATATCAGTTTCATCTGCTGTGTGTGCTGTATACTTTTCAGTTACAACTGCTGTTGTCCATCTTGAATAAAGTTTTGAAATAAGGTATGCGTCCATTTCTGGGAACTTCTGGAACTCGTTAAATGTCTTTGTGATATTAACGATTGAAGCTACCTGGTTTGTCTGGTCGATATCTTTAGGGTGTACAAGAGTAGACCACTTTCTCTGGTTCTCAAGTGTCTTTGTTTCCCAAGAGTTATCATAGTTTCTAGATGCCTGTGCGATTGTGTCTCTGTCAGCATTGACACGACCTGTTGTTGTAAGTCTTGGAATCTGAATTGTTTTTTCATCAACCCATCTATAATTTCCCTGACTTGTCTGATTCCATAAATCTCCAAAGTAAAGAGAATATGGAAATGCGTTTGCTAACGCTTTCTGATATTGCTGTGCATAATTAAGTGCTTCTGCCATTTTTTATTCCTCCTAAATATTATTTATTATATTCCCTGAAAGTTAAAATTAAATGGATTACTATCAGGTTCTGGCTGTGGTGGAGTTGGTTGAATAAATGTTGGTTTATTCTCTGGCTCCGGTGTTGGTGGTGTTTCAACTACAAAAGCATCTGAATTAGATTCCTGATACTTAGTTGCAAAATCTTCTGCCCCCATAATTGTTTTATCTTTCATTGTGAGGTTTGCTGAAATCATCTCTTTAATGAAATCTCTCTTAGCTGCATTACTTGAAAAATTCTTTGTGCCTGCAAAGTCTCTAACCGCAAATTCATATTGCTGTGCTGATAACTTGCTTTCATAATCATTTTTCTGTGTTTCATAGTTATTCTGTAATGTAGCAATCTGTGTAGTTAAATCAGAAATCTTTGTTTCACTATCTTTACTACCATCTGCAAGCTGCGTCTGTAATGCTGCTATATCATTATCTCGGGTACTAATCTGTGCGTTTAAATCAGATATTGTTGTTTCTCGTGTTTGAATTTCATCATCGAACTTTTTCTTTGAAACATAGTTACCTGTTGATAAATCAGCTATTTTGTAGCCTTTCCCATTTACAGCTTCTGAAAACTGTTCCCACGTTAGTGCTCCTGCATTAAAAAGAGCTTTTAAAAAATCCATAATTTCATTCCTCCTGTTACATTCTTTATGGTTTATTTTATATATCCGTATTCCCATCTACGGCGAATGTTATGCTGCATAGGTCCGCATATGACAAAAAATCATAGGGAATTTCTTCCCTATGATTATTATACAATAATTATTCTGTGTTGTAAAGTAGTTTGACCTAACTTTCTTCAGTTTTTGATTTTGTAGTTTCAACACTTTCATTTGCACGTTTACGCTTTTCGTTCTCTGCCTGTGCATCTGTACCAGAGCTGGTATTTTTATTATCAGTTGACGTATTATCAGTACCTTGTTGAGCTGATTGAAGCATAACCGATTGCTGAATAAGCATTGTTTCTGTTTTTTCTTCATTAATAGTAGAAATTGCTTCTTCAGCTTGCTTTCTTGTTTCGCCCATCCATTTCATACGATATTCAACCTTACCTAATAATCCTTTATCAACATCTAATAAATCAACTTGACGTTCAGCATCCTTATCAACAATTATAGAGTCATCCCAAGAATAACCTATTTCATATTCACCAGAAGGTACTATATTGTATAAATCGCAGTAAATGTCAATAACTTTTATTGTATCTTCAAGTGTATGTTCAAGTTCTTTTTGAATATCGCAGTTTGCTGAATAACTACGCTGTTTCAATATTCGTAATTCAGTAGCAGTTCTAGCTTCTGCATAAGATGCTTCTGATAATGTACCTCTTGATAAATCACAAACATCTTCAATTCTCATTAAAATAGCATTAAGTCCATTAAGTATGTTGGAATCTCTTAAATTAGGACTGAATATATTATACAAATCGTCATTTCCTAAATCTAAGTTACGTCTAAATAATCTATCTTCAAGTTCTGGTAATTTGTCTGGCATTTCATTACCCTTAGGGTCACGAACTGGATTTAACGCAGTCCTATCTACATCAATCGCAAGCTGTCCACCTTTGAATTCCCATAATAGGTTTGAATACTGTTTATCTGCATCTCTTATTAAGTCGATTGCACGAGCATAACCACTTACACCTAGTGGAGAATTGATGTCTATACAGTTCGCTTGAGGCATTTTAAAATATGCGAACAACTGACTATCAATATTATCTATCGGTGTCTCTGGTGCAAGAGATGCCCACGCTGGTACTTCTGTTAATAGTATTGGTGTACCAAGTGTAGATGTGAGTGTATTTAATGAAGGAGATATACCATTTACAACTTCTGACTTGAAAGCCATATTTTTTACAGTAAGTCTTGTACCCTGAATACTATGATATTCAACTTTTGTGTAAATAGCATCTTTAGTGGTTATTCTATCTAAGAAAGCACACTCTAAAATATTGCCTTCACTATCAAAAGATAGTGGATAAAAGTCTGTTGCTTTTGTAAATGAAAAGTTTATAGTGAGTTTTCCGTCTAATCCTGTAACTACATAGGGCTTTATAATCAATGAACCCAATGCGATACCATACTCTAAGTTTCTTCTAACAAGTGGTAACAGTTTCTTTACACATTTTTTAATAAACTCTGCTCTTTCTCCTTCACCCGTTACTTTTACTTCCATCTCAATAGTAGCTGTTCTTGCTTTTTCGCTTGCAATACTAGCTGCAAGTCCAAGTGATTGAGTGTTTTTATCAAGCCAAGGACTTTTATTTTTATACATATCCTCCCAAAGTTCAATGGCTGTTTTCATCTCACTTGATATTGCGGGAGTTATATTTAATACATTCTCCAATGTTTTAGGTCCTATCATACGTTGTAATACTCCTTTCAATTTGTCTATGAGGAACATAATTAACCCTCCTTATTTTCTAATTTTTCTATCTCGTGACCTAAATAATCGTATGCTTTCTTTAAGTCTTTGAGTTTGTCTTCACCGGGCTTATTGCCTGCTCTTAATACATATTTGATAACATTACCTAAATCAAAGTTTAAATCATAGTGGTCTATGATTTTAATAGGTTCACATGGGTTATCTTTTCCATAATATTCTGAATTGTGCATAATCAGTTACCCTTTCTTTTATAAAATCTTTCAAGTCCATATCTGACACTATCAATATTGTGATTGTCTCTATCAGGAAATGCACTAATAATGTTGTTATTCTTGTCTCTGTCATACTCATAACGTGTAAATTCACGATATGTATTAGGGCATCTACGCCTGTCTATATAAATATGACGTAATCCTTGTAGATATTTAATACCATATCGAATACTATCAGGTCCTTTTTCCGCAGGTCGCATAAAACAACCCCAAGCTCTAAAATCTGCTATTGATTTTGGTTCTGCAGAATCGGCTGTAACCAGCTCATTCTTATCCATAAGTGGTATTTCTACAAGTTTTGAGTATTCTTGCCCATTTTCATCAACACTCCATTCTTTTCTGTATATACCACCTGGTTTTTCATATAACTCTTCGTGCAATACTTTATTGCTTTCGTGTGTCATAACGTGTTCTGCATAAATATATAGGTCCATTCTGGTCTTATCAAAGTGCATTTTAGTAAAGGCATTAGGGTCATTAGCAAAACCCCAGTCTAAACCATTGTAAACAGAGTCAAATCCAGCAATCATTTCATTAGTCATTACCATATCTTCTACATTATCGAATACATTGCCACCTGTACCGACAGGAATACCCATATATTCATTTTCATATGCTCTTGGATTAGTTTCTTGTAAGTATTCAGCTTCTTCTATGAACTGCTGACCTAACCAAGCAACTGGAACATCTTTGTAAGTAGTCCTTACAACAAGTGTATCTTCAGTTCTCTTTACTTCAGCTTGTTCAGTAAATTCATTAGCCCAGTTATTGATTGATACTGGTGGGTTAAATGACATAAAATTCCAATATTTATCGCCACCACGCATTGTAGACTGCTGTGCTTTACGAATCTGTAACTCTCCATCAAATTGGTCTAATTCCTCCCACCACGTTATACCTATATAACCAAATGGTAACTTGATAGATTTTACCTTTCCAGGGTCGTCCATACCTAAAAATAGTATTTTTTGACCCGTTGGTTTATATATGATTTCAAGTGGGTTTACGTGGCATACAAAGTAATCTTGAAGTCCCAAGTCTTGAATACCCCATAAAACCTGAGCATATACACTTGTTTTTAATGTATTACCGAAACGTCTATAACATACTGCGTGACATAGTGGGTTGGCTATAATCAGTAATGGTATATCTCTACCACCTATGAATGATGATTTTGTACTACCTCTACCACCCGGGAATATATAATGTGTGTGTTTATGTTCCATTATATCTTGAAATACGCTATCAAATTTTTCAATCCATAATTTTTCTACGTCTATATTTAGTTGTAACATAAAAATTCCTCCTATTAATTATGTTATAACATAATAATAAGAGGAATTCAAACTATAAATTTACCTATGATGTTTTTTTCTTAATGTTTTTGTGTACTATATCACTTTTATACTCATTATAATTAGAATCTAATAATTTGAGTTGTTTACCTTGTTCCCGCATTTGTTTAAATTCTAAATATTCTGTACAATCATTATGACACCCAACACTTCTTTTATTACAATTCCTGCACACCATATAATCACTCCCTTATGTATAGTATATATAATATAATACGATATTTTGACATAATTTGTAAAGGCAGCACGAAGATTTTCGATTATTCCGCCTTCAGTATATAGCAAAAATACCGCTGTGTAGATTTGGATTTTGAGTGGGCTTGGATTTTTTGGTGGGCATATTCTTATAGCCGTTTGTAATTCTTCCGGATTCAGTAATACCAAAATTTATAGCGTGTATAAGTTACTAGAGGTCCTCCCTGCCTAACCAAAGTTCGGTGTACCGTACACCGGTACGTCATAACTAATTGTGGTTAGTGCGTACTAACTACGTCATAAAAAATGAATGTACTTAAAAAAGTACATTCATAAAAACTTTGTTACTTATTCAAAATTTGTCATAACATCATAGTACCACTTTGATACTAATGATGGTAAATTAAAAAAGTAATCGACATAAACATGATTGGTATATTCAAAACTTATTTTTTTATCATCATCAATAGTGTATATTGTACCGCAGTCAATATTAATACTTATATCATCATCATATATATGTATATATACTTGATTACGATTGTTTATGATTAAATCACACCATAATATATCATCATTATTATTCATAGTTGCGATTGTATTTAATGTCACTTTTAATTCATTGAATACATTAATCACATTATTCATCATTGTTAATTCACTTGTCATACTTTGCACCAACTTTCGTTTTAATATTTATTTAATATATTTTCAATATATATTAATATAATTAAATAGTTATCAAGTGTATCAGTTGCGATACACTCATCATTTACATATAAACTAATCGTATATTTATTAATGACTATATGATATAATATATCACTATCATTAAATGTATAAGTTATCACATTATTTATTTTATAATAACCATATATAAAAGTTTTGTTGCGAAGTTGAGTATCAGTAAACGCAACATTAAACAAAAATGGTACATCATACATGATACTGCAATCATCATCATTGACTAATGATGATGACTTGTCACATATAATACATTTAAACGACATTAATGCAGTATTTATGTCATTAAATACATTTAATGTACTAATATAATGTGTAAATACATATATTTCATTATTATTAAGTTGAAGTAATTTTGCAACGTCACTACAACTTACACTATTATTTTTATGATAACTTTCATATTTTGCACCATAACAAAACATACCATTTTTATTAATTTCAACTATATATGGTATTTCATCATTTGAACTTGTAACATAACACGTATTTGTATTACAAATATAATCATATTGACTACTTAAGTAGTCACTTGTATATATTTTCATATTAATACCAACTTTCGTTATTTTATAATTGGTGCGGTACTTGTTACCGCACCATATTTATATTAATGCACTTAACATGGTGCATTGAGTGTATTTTTACTTATACATTCAAATACTTTTTTAAGTGTATCAACAGTACTACACACTATTGTGTGTGGTCGTTTTACATCAACGATATTATCGTTTTTTAACAACTGTATATCACTTGACTTAATACTTGCACATAAATCAAAATCAATAGTTGTTGCATATATGCGGTACTTAGTTTTTAATACGTGTATTGAACTACCACCATTTATTATGCGGTAGTTTTTCGTGTGCGATTTACTACCGATACCGCACTCACTCATCAATTGCATTGTTTCATCAAATGTCAGTAATAAATTTTTTACTGGTTTATTTGTAACTGCGTTGTTTGCAACTGATGTTGTTACATTTTCAACAACTGCAACTGCGGTTACTGGTGCGACTTTTTTAGTCGACTTTTTAATAACTGGTTTTTTTGTAACTGCGACTTCATTTTTTTTATTCATAATTCAATACTGTTTTTATTGGTGTTTCAGTATCACCACATTTTAAATTAATGGTTACATATATATACTTGTAAGTATCATACCGCACAATCAATTAATAAATCGGTTGTACTTTCAAGTACATATTTATTATACACTATATTTAGTGTATTGTCAACAACTTTTTTGAAGTTGTTGTTTGTAAGTCGTATTCAACTTACAAGTATATAGTACACTATATTTAGTGTATTGTCAACAACTTTTTTTAAAAAAATTATCAAAATCGAATTACTACTATATATATGTAAAAACTCATTCGACATTTGTTGTTAGTTGTAACTAACTATAGTTTTACAAAAATAACTACAATTCACATCAACTAACTGTTGTTAGTTCAAACTAACTATAGTTCATAGTGACTAACTAAAATTAGTTTGAACTAACAACTGTTTTACTTAACTAACAGAAGTTAGTGAAAACTAATTCTATCTATCTAGCGAGATTTTTATCCAGAAATAATTCGTTAGACAACTTTCGTTAGACAAAATAGCAAGCAATCTTTCTAGATAGATTATCCGACCCATCTGGAAAGAATTCGTTAGACAGTTCTGACCAGAGTCCTCTATCTAGATAGACCGAGCCTGCTCATATTCGTTAGACAAGACCGTAAGACTTCCAGCTAGACCTCTATTTAGATAGATTATTGGATACTTTTCGTTAGACAAGATTTTTGTGCAATTTGACGAGAGGTTTTTCTTCGATAAGATTTTTCTTTAAAATTTTTAACTCTCCGCCGGTGAAAAATAAGACTAATTTTTTCGAAGAAAATAAAGAAATCCGCCAAACCGCATAGCTACTGCATTAGCGTAGGTTGTGCAATTTGACGGACAAAGAAGAATTCTTGCTAGATAGACTAATTATTCTGAATATTTTGAGTATTTCTTGGTATAAAATTAAGCTGAATAGTGCCAATATTGTTAGTTATGTTCTTTTGCTCGAGTTTTAATGGCATCTCTATTTGATGTTTTGCAAGCTCATTAGCACTCTTTATACGTGTATCTAACGAAGCCTCTATACCAAACTGGTCTAGTACCTCGCCACGCATTACTGATGTATAAAACTGCAAGATCTCGGTAGCTGACGCAATTCTCTTATCCTCAATCTGTTTCATTCGGTATTGGATTTCTTCCCTGATAAAGTCTCTATCCAGCAAGGCCCTCGCATACGCCTCCGGTCTCTTATTCTTATAACCAGCTTCTATAACTGCTTGGCTACCATTCTTATGAACCATAAAAGCATCTATAAAGCTTGCTTCTTGTGGTGTTAGTTTATGTCCTGTATGTGTTACTAATGGTATATTTTTTAATGGTACTGACATTTATTTATACTCCTTTCATTTTCTCTTCTATCTTCCCGGAAATCGCTGCTGATAATTTTATTTATCCTCTGGTATTAATACTGCTATTAACAGTAATATTATAGCTAAATTAGGTATAATTGATATTAGGTATGATAAGATTTTCAATAATATTAATGTTATAAATATTGCTATTGTTATTAATATATCAAACACTTTTTATTTCTTCTCCTTTCCCAGAATTTTTAAATTTTCTTTCAGTACATACAAGTTAAAGTCTAGCGTGTGTGATACTTGACTTCTAAAATACTTATCTTCTTGTAGTGTTGAATATGGCATAAATCTTTCTTGTATATATCTGTTCAATAATTCATCTTTTGACATATTATACCTCCTCTATACCTAATCGGTCTAATAAATCAAACATTGCTACATATCTTCCTTGATTTCTGTCTTGTAACATTCGATTATTATTCTGAAGCGAGTTGTCATAGTCAGCATTTACCTTTTCAAACTCACTTACTATAATATTTAAAATTTCATCCTTTGTTTTAGAACATCTATACTTTTTACTTTCCATATTTATACCTCCTTCCATAAATTATCATATATCTGCTCAAGCCTCTTGACCAGCTCTGACTTATTTAGCCTTTTACTATTAAGTATACTATTTATTACCACAGTGATATTCTCTGCGGAATCTCTAATGCAATCGTGATACTCCTCATTCTGTGCTGCATAACTATCAAATTCATCTTGTAAGTTTGATAACTCAGCTTCAACTTCTAATCTTTTTGTATTAAGATTATCAGATACAAATTCTGAAATTTCATGTAAGCCATTAGCATCTAAAATATCTGTTAAATCTGACATTGATAATATAATCTTATTACCTTGCGGTGTTGATATTATTCTTCCTTCTTCAAATTCCATTATTCAGCCTCCTTTCTATATTTATACTGGTCTGACTCTAAAGCTAATATTATTTCATCATATATCTCACAAGGTGATGTACTATTTGTATATGAGGTACGTCCATTTGCATAAAATCTAGGATTACCTCGTTTAGTTAACCCTGCATAGTATCGAGGTAAAATCGCACCATTACAAATTACTTTAACAGGAGTATCTATTGGTACTTTACTCCAATCTGTTTCGTACTGAATATAATTAACATCTAACCACTCTTTTCTGTGTAAAGCACAAGATATTTTAGAATTATTACAAAATGCACAATTAACACAAGATATATCAAGGCATGACTGAGGTATACCATCTACAACACCAAAATTGTTACCTGACTTCCATATATCTAATAACTTATTTGCCCAATATTCATAATTTGTCATAACTAATTCTCCTCTATATATTCGGGTGATTCTTCTATTAACTTTTTCATCTCAGACTTTGGAATATCTTCAAAGTCTGAATGTATTACTTTATAACCTGCGTTTATTAGCAGCTCTTCTATCTCTCTCATATCAATTTTATTAGAATTATATTCTATATCAATATGTAATCGAGTGCCTTCAGGTATATACTCTGAATTACACCAAATCTCACAAGCATCACCGCAGGAATCTCCGTATCCGCTAAATTCACAATCTGAACACGAAATCAAGTTACAAGAACATAACTCTTTTGTATCACTATCTAGTGCAATGCTATATCCCGAGCACGCAATATCCACTATTTCTGAAGCATATTTTTCTCTATTTAACATAATTAATTCTCCTTCTATCTTAACTTAAATATTTTACATAACAGCTTTTCAATACTTATGATTATTAATGTTGCTGCGGCATTGACTATATAAGCCAATGCCAAGAACATCAGTTTCATTATATACCAGATAATATGAAACATTTATCTACTCCTTAAGATTTTTTACTTTGTGGTAATAATAAGATGTTGTCATTACACCAATCTTACAAGAACAGCACTGTATATATTCAGTAGCTTGTTCAAATGTATCAAATGGCATTATTTGTTAAGCACCACATTCATCAACATATACTGCTAACCACATAATTACACCTCCTCGCTTGCAGAATAACTATTGTAGATTAAACTTAAATCAGTTTGAGATGTAATATCATAGTTAGCTTTGATGGTTTCCCAGCACTCAGGTGTAAACATTCTCCAAGCATATCCTTCATCATCATCTTCAGAACCGATACCATAAGCATAATAAGGGTTTGTTACAAGAGGACTTCCAAGAATTTTACCACAACCACAACTGCATTTGTGTGTTCCATAAGAACGATTTTTAATTACTTCAAGATTTGACATTGTACTCATAATTTGTACCTCCGAGATTAATATTATATTTTGTAACCATTACTTGATTACATATATATTATAATATAATCTTTATGAAAAGTCAAAGATTATTTTTATAATAATTCAGATTTTATTGGTAAATTTATTATATCAACTGCAGGAGAATGACTCCAGATTACACAACCTTCCTTATAATATTCACAGTAAAATGCGGATGTTTCTGTCTCACTACCCCATAAACAAGGACAATAGTCACACATATTGCCTGATGAACCAAACCGCTCGCTCATATTTTTTGCATATTCACACAAAAAGCAATTATTATAGGGTTCATCTTTTATATTACTAATGTAGATATAATTAGACTTTAAACCATATCTATTATTCAAGTTAGGTGCATAACCACATACTTCCTCTTGCTCTTTAATATATGTCCACATCTTTTTATGATTTTCTATAGTCTTCTTTAATTCATCTGTCATATTAATACCTTCTTTCTAATTAAATGTTTCTGGATAATTCATACAAGTATCTTTAAACCATTGTGCTAAACTATAATCTTCTGTTTTCATACTATCTAAATAGTCATCCACAGCTTCACAAGTAATCCAGCTAATATCTTTTCCATGTGCTTTACAATACATCTGTATAAAAGCCACTCGTCCTTCTGTTTCCGGAAACTCTGTAAACAAGCTAGCTATTCCCCATTCATTTTCATTCGTTAGACAGTTTTCGTTAGACATTTCTGTTGCTCCTTTTCAGCTTTTTTTCTTAAATATCTTTCGTGTTGGTACTTCCTTTGATATTCTCTTCTATGCTCAGAATGTTCATATCTACGCCTTGCAGCTTTACCTGCTTCTGACTTTTGATATTTACGTCTTGTTTCTTTACCTTTTTCGCTATTTTCATATCTTTTCCTACGTTCAACACCATTTGCAGAATGATTTTGATTATACTGACAAACTCGACCTTTTTCGGACTGATAATACCTTTTGTTCCGTGCTTTACCCTTCTCGGATGAATTGTATTTATTCATACTAGCCTTCCTACGTTTTGAGTAATGATTACCACGAATTTCTTTATCTATGGCTCTACTTTGAGCTGCTTCACCAGATATATATCCATCATTAATACAATCTGGATATATACAATTAAAGCAATCTTCATTACATATCTTGTTCAATTTTCTCCACCTGACTTTCTCCGAATAAAAATGCTTTTGTCATATACATACTTTCTTTTTCTTCATCTTCGTTTGTTTCATCATTATGCTTTGTTCTAGATGAATGTTTCCAAAGGCGTGTTTCAAATAATGCGTGTTCGCCTTGCTTTACTTTATATCCTAATGACTTCCACCTTGCAAACGTATGTACTTCTTCTGTAATACCTCTAAGAGCACATTCTTGTCCTATAATCATTGCATTTGTCATATCTAATCCTCCAATAATTCGCGATAATTAGCTTCATATTCAACTGTTAAATCATCTTTAAAATCTACTCCTAAAACTGTCATTTTAGCTGACTCTAAAGCATCTTGAATACTTTGCAGACTAGGTCCGTCACCTTTTTCATCATCATACCTTATATCCACACTATATTGAGCTACTCTTTTCATCTTCATTACCTTCCTTATACATTTTCATATCTAACGCATACAATGCCTCTTCTTTCTTTTTTATAAGCATAGCATTGAGTTCTTCATATCTAGCCTTTGTACACGCCTTTGCCACAAATCTATGATTAGTTAACCATATTTTAGCGTGTCTATAATACTTTAATATTGAATCTGAGTTGTATGCACCTTTCATTTTGATACTTACCTCCGTCAGCATCTCATTTTCATATAACCTCATTATCTCACTATTTGTTAATATCATTTTATCTCCACCTCTCATTCTCTAATAGCATTTCCATAAAATTTTCCATTTCAGTATTCACATATAATTGTAACTGTCTAAACACGCCATACCCACCTCTAATAAATAAAAATCGAGTAAATGTTCTAAAGTTGTGGTACTCATTACGAATGCCTTCGGCATTTTTATTGTTGTAATGAGATACCATACGGTCTTTTGTAAACTGCATTACATTAAATAATACTTCTGATACATTTGTTACATTGAATTTGGTTGAGAATTTTTCAAACATAATTACTTACCTCCGAGATTTAATATTTAATATTACTTGTAACCAGTACTTGATTACAAGTAATATTATACTATAATATTTTCAATGTGTCAAAGATTAAAATGAAAAATATCGAGAACACATTTTTATTATATGCGTGAGTTCTTCAGCAGTATAATCAACGCAGACATTAAACTTAATAATGTCATTAGTGTTAGCTTCTTCTTCATCAAACTTTAACATTGTATGAGACTCTTGAAAATCCGGTGTAGCTAACATATGGTAGCCATCAAATGTGGTATAAATACGATTAGCCATAGTATCAATATTAGCAATATGTACTATAATATTTCCTAGCTCCTCGTCATTGATTGTAGCAAAGACACAAAGTGTTTTACCATTGAATTTTACCTTAAATTGATTAAACATAATTTTGTACCTCCAAGATTAATAGTTTTTGTAATCATTTTTGATTACAATAATATTGTAGTACAACATTTATATGCTGTCAAAGATTATTTATAGTATAAAATCAAAAAAGCTACTCACTTGATTGAGTAGCTTTTCAGAAGAAGAATTAATATGAATATCAAATTGAGTTACCTGAGCGGTGGATAACTCAAACTACCCCTGTGAGATTTGAACTCACGCATACAGGAATCAAAAGCCTGTGCCTTTACCACTTGGCTAAGGGGCATTATTGCATAATCAACTAAAGGTTAGGGCGCACCTCCCTTTACCAAACTTGCCAGACTATGCTTGATTATGTTGCCATAATCTTATTTACAAGTTTATTTACTCCATAGGCATATATTACATAGCGGATAATTACATAATACACGCAGAGAACCTAATTCGGTTTCCAAAGTTCTAAAAAAGCATTCCACTTTCGTTCAAACTCTGCAGCACCTTTCATTTTATTTGTTTTAGGTATTGGCTTATCATTTACCAAGTACCATAGATTTCTGAGAAATAATACAATTTGTATCTCGCTAGCTGATGTGAATAATTCAACGTGCTTATAACGCTGTTTATCCTTGTCCCAGACTGATTGGGTAATCTTATACATTGTTACTGGTCTATTTTGTTCGTTAGAATAGAATTGCGACCTATTACTTAATATTCGATAACCTTTTTGGTTCAACGCAAATTGTAATTTTCTAATCATTGTACTATTAGAAGCAGGCATAACATACCTCCTATATATATTATATCACTTTTCTTTATCTATTTCAAATAGTTTTTTAGAAGCTGTTTCATTTTGCCATTTTTCCCAGCAAACTTTTCCAAACCCTAACTTTTTAGATTCTTCGCTTTTTAATTTACGCCCACAACGTAAACAACATTTATATTCCATACATACTTACCTCATTAACTTAAAATTTAAAATAGCACATGTGCTTCTAAATTTGAAGGTTTAATCAATTCTTCCATAACAATATCTTGTGGTAAAAAATTCCAGCAATAATAGCTACTATTAAAAGTTATTTTGTTTTGAATTATACCATTATTTTTAAACACCATTCTACTATCAAATAGTAATAATTGTAGGCCTTTATTTTTAAATAATTGTACAGGTGCGGAGTCATTTAACCAGGTATTAGTCATAATAAGTGCAAATGGCTTGCCAAAACTTAAGGCTCTTTCAAAGATTTTTCTTTTATTAGTAAATGGTGGATTAGACACAATACAATCCCAGTTCTCATCAGGTTCATATGTATAGAAGTCTTGTCCATTATCTCTATGAGTAGCAATTACTTTGTGACCGGCTTCTCTAATTTGCTTAACAAATTCACTATCTTCTCTATCGAATGGACACCACACCACTGCATTTTGGGGTATATATTTAATAATAGGTCTAACTCCATAGGCAAGGGTCATACATTCATCATTTTTACCCTTACTATATAAAATATTAGTTTTCATATAAAAACCTCTTTTTCGTATCTTGTCAAGCTCTGTGTTTTTATTAATCACTTAATATTTACACACAATAATAATAAAAATGCAGAGCTAGTCAAAATACAACATATTTATAAAATTATACTTAGCACATATCGTGTTGCATATACATCATCATACAACCCTGTCTTAATTCCGTCAACTACACTAGCAATTAATTTAACTGCATATACAAGGTCAGAAGTATCAAAATTTCCGACATACTTTTTATTGAAGTATATCTGTCTGTTATCTAATCCGGTAACTACACTAATATGGCTACTTTGACAGCATTGTATCAGTAATATAGATTTTAAGCTATTGTATAAAGTTCCTAGCATTGTTACTGATTGAGTACCATTATCTCTAAGTATTCGCTCTAACTTAAATGCTTCTTTACAGTTGCGTGTGCATACTGCATCTGTCCATTTGAATACATCACTTTCTTGCGGCTGATATATTACACCGGATTTTAATAATACATCAAAACAATGGTCTACAGAATCTTTATAATCGTCTCGGTCATATGTAGTTTCTTGATAATGCAGTATCTTATCAATTTCTAGCATACATAAATCATATGAACCATTACACAACTCTATCAGATGCTCACAATTTTTATCTGATAAACCTGGACAAGCTTTCTTGACATATGATTTCAATACATTAGGGGCTAACTTCTCAAATGTAATAGTCTGGTCTTTGAAAAACTTGCCAAACTTTAATCTACTGTCTACTTTATCATATAACAGCACTATAACATTTTTTCCAATGTCTTTACTCAATGATTGATATGCTTTTTCTTCTTTGGTTATGTCTTTATCATTTCTGATAACATAAAATCCGGTAGTGTTTCCAAACATTGATTTAGAAGTACATTCAGCATATATACTTGCTACACTTTCTGCCCTAGTTACTGGCATATTAAGTGTTTTTGACATTTGATTAAGGTAGATATTCATAATGCCAATTTCTTCTCCAACAAATACATATAAATTAGTTAGACAGTTCTTCATAATTTGTGTCTTAAGGTCAATTATTGTCATTACTATCCTCCCATAACATATCATCTAAAACTTCGTTAGTAATATATAACACCTCCTCCATTGAATATATAACCCTGCCAAATTTAGCCCTATAACAGAATTCAGATTTTATAGCTTGTTTAATACGTTTAATGTCCTCGTCACCTAACAATTTAAAACCTCCCTTATTTCAAATACCCATTTATCATATAACTGCTGCTTATTAATTCCTAGCTTAGTTACTTTATCAATATATGGTGTAGTTACTATAACAGCATCTACCCACTTGTTATCATACTGCCCATTATAAATACGCTGTTCACACAAAGCTACAAAGGCTGAAAAGAATAACTTTAAATCAAACTTAGTCCTATCAACCTCAGTATCTTTAAATTGTAATGCATTGGCAGACTTAAACGCATTTGCAGGTTCTACAATTCCTATATTATCAATAACCAGATTAACATAGTCAATAAATGCTGTTTTATCATATACTGACAATACATCTACATCATATGGAGTAGATACAATACTCATAAGTAAATCAGTCCAATTATCATCTGGATATTTATCCAAAGCATAATTATATAAAGTTGTTATTGGGTATGGCTCAATTCGCATAACCTGTGCCCTACTTTTTAAAGTATGCAGAAGATTAGTATCGTTTTCAAGTGTCATTACAAAATAAGCATTCTTTGGAGGTTCTTCAGTTATCTTCAATAAAGCATTTTTAGCCTCTGCTCTCATATTATCAGCATTCTGAATATGATATACAACAGTAGCATTTATTGTATATGCAGTATTAATAATATCTCTAATGGCATCAACCTTTATATCAGATACTGAATAAACTGCTTTCATATGTTCAGCAATATATTTTGTTAATGTAGTTTTTCCGGAACCTCTAGGGCCCACAATTACAACAAAATGCGGAAATATGTCTTTTTCAAGCCAATCTAAAATCGTTGACCTATTATGCTCTTGCCCTCTAACTGTCATATTAAACCTCCTGCATATATAATATAAACCTGGCTATAATTATTGACTTAGGATTCTGCACCCATTTAATTTCATTCATTAAATCAACAAGTACCTGTAATAATTCACCTATTGTACCCCAAGCTGCAGTACTCAATGATTGAATAGTATCTTCATAATTAAT